TGTAGGAAACTTGTATGTGATAAATTTGTTGCCTTGTGCATCTTTTAATTTGTAAACACTATAACCACCTTGCTCTGGGGTGCCAGGGACCACCTTTACATTATAAAGCTCCAATTCACCTTCATAACGATCACCAGGCTTGCCTACATGTTGTACTGTAGAAGTTTCTTGATTCTTTTTAGTCACATCATCATAATACATCTGAGCAAAAGCTTGTATGGCTTGAGCAGTGTCTGTGTGAGCATACTTGGGGTCAGCATTCTTGGCAAGGAATGCAAAGTACCCAGGATCTTCCAGATACACATCAGGAAATGATTTGCCTCTGTACTTACCAAAAGTAAAGTTTGGTGTAGCTTTGCTCCTGCCTATCAAGTGCTCTCTGGTTTCATCACTATGCAACTCTACCCTTACATTCTTAACTACTGGCTTAGATATAGCTTTTTCAACTGATGTGACAATGTCTGTGGAGAGGTTTCCAAAATAAATAGGATTTTTAATATAATTACGTATAGTAGCAGGAATGTCTCTGAATCTCCAGAAAGTATAATAGACTTGATGCTTTCCAGTCACATCAATGAAGTAAAGGTTTTTTTCACCATCTTTGGGGTTGACCACAGCATCATTGTGCTTTTTTAACATTTCATATGCTTTATCTTTCTCTTCTTGGGGTACCTGTTTCCAAGGCAAAATACCACCCGTAGTAGGCATAGTATTCTCTAAAATATTGTTAACTAATGCATCAAATTTCACTTTAATTATTTATATATTAACGGAATTTTATTGTTTTGTCAATAAAAAAAGTTGATGTTTGCATGTTTTGATATATAAATATATTTGCTAGTACACATAGTGGCTAGCATTGGACCCAAAAGGCCAAATAACAATGAGAGGAGGTAAAAAACATGGGAAATAATGGTGACCTGCCTGTGGAGAGCGGTAGAGCTTATACAGGCCGTGTAGTTCCAAGCTTTAATGCTTGGCCATCGCTTAGAGATGAATTCCTCACACCCTTTGACAGGGTATTTGACAAATTGACCAATGACTTGTTCCCTAGCCTGTCTAAGGAATTTGGTGTTGGACTGTTTGAAAAGGAATCTTATCCCAAAGTGGACATTGTGGATCACAAAGACCGTGTCTCTATTGAAGCAGAGATTCCTGGTCTGAAGAAGAATCAAATCACAGTGGACGTCAAGGATGGTGTGTTAACTATTGCTGGTCAAAAACAAGACAAAAAAGAAGAGACAGAAGAAGGTACTTACGTTCGCAGAGAACTGAAACGTAGCTCATTCCGTCGTTCTTTTGCTCTTGGTGAAAACCTAGATCATGACAATGTTAAAGCACAATTCCAAGATGGAATCCTGGTCATTGACGTTGCCAAAGTCAAGCCAGTGGAAACTAAAGCCAAGATCATTGATATCAAATAAGATATTCATGGTTGGCTACAGAACCCGCTAGTATGTCCTGGCGGGTTCTTTTTTAATCATATACGTATTAGAAATACTAATACCTTATATTAGAAGCTTGCTTTAAGTATAATTACTATTATAAGTATGTGCATTGAAACAAATTAAAAAATATGAAAAATATTTCTAATGTTTTTGAGTCTCGTCTGTCTAATATGGTATGAATGCAAGGAACACAGCTCTGCATGAAACATTCAGCACAACAGCTGAACGTTTAGAACAAGCCGCAAATGATGCGGCTTTTTTAATGGTCAATTTATGAAAAAACTAATAACAACAATACTATCAATACTAGCAATCAACATTACCGCACATGCAGGTACCATATTAATAGACTTTGGTACTACAGGGGCAGGGTGGTATGGTGGAGCTTCTGTAGTAGGAGCTGATGCCAGAGGAAATTACTGGAACAGCGTAACCTCTGGCACATACTACCCCAACCTTGTTGATACCACAGGAGCTGTAACTTCTGTTGGAGGATTTGGGTTCTTGACAGGCATGACATTTAGTAGTTACAACGGGCCTGCAGGGGCCACTTCCACACCTTTGACGCAAGCACAATTAGATGCTACTGTGTTCACTGCTGATGCAGGAATATTTGGTGTGAAGGAAGTATTAGTTGATTATATTAAAACTGCCACAAGTATACCCAAAGTTCAATGGGTTGTAAATGGGTTAGATGCTTCATCATTGTACAATATAAAATTTTATGGTTCAGCAAAGTATCAAAATGATTATGCCACAAGAATGAATGTTTACAGTGATAATACATTTGCTACTAGTAGCTTGTTAGCTACAACTGTGGCCAACTTCCAGAGCCCCACACAATCTTGGGTAATTAATACCACAGACATTGGTGTGTTAAGAAATTTGCCTACAACTGGTTCATTGTATTTTGAAATACAAGGTGCCAATGGAGGTACAGGTTTAATAAACGCCATGAGCATTGAAACTGTGGCTATTCCTGAACCCACAGTATTAGATATTATCACCCTGCCTTACAAAATTGTAAATTGGTTAAGACCCAAAGGTAATAGAACCACCTTTTTAGCAGGAGTATATTGATTTATGAAAAAACTCATAACAACAATACTAGCAGTAATAACAACAGCTGCATGTCATGCAGCACCATTTGGTCTCTGGATCAATGCAAATACCACAAACAACTACAGCGATTCTTCCAAATGGATTGCTATAAATGGCAGTTTGCCTGGAGGGGTTCCAGGTCCTAGCAATGATGCATACATATTTGATGGCACATTATTAGTAGGACCTGGGGGCAATTTTAATCCTCAGCAATTAATCATGGGATGGGAAAACTGGCATGCAGGTGAGTACTTGCAAACAGGAGGCACCACAAGAGTTGAGTTCTGGACCACAGTAGGCAAAGCTGGAAATCAGGTATTCAACATGAATGATGGTTCATATTCCACAGGTGATCTGGCAGTGGGATGGATAAACCCAGTCACTTCTTCTGTAGGCACAGGTGTATTCAATTTGAATGGCGGTACTTTTTCAAGCCGTGCAGCTGTATTTGTGGGTCTTGAAGGTGCCACTGGAACTGTAAACATCAATGGAGGTACATTAAATTCTACAGGTAATGAGTGGGGTTCATTTAGAATAGCCAATTATGGTACTGGCAGTGGTGTGTTGAATTTGGGTGGCACAGGAGTTGTGAATGCTTCTAAATACACTGCTGTGGGAGGCTGGGGAAATGGAGTTTTGAATATCACAGGAGGCACTTGGAATCAAGTGGCTGGGGGAATTACAGTGGGAGATTTTGCAGATAATAATTGGACAGGCAGAGGAGATGTGAATCAAAATGCAGGAGTGGTTAATGCAGATTATGTTTATTTACAAAATGGAACTTACAATTTAAATGGTGGTACATTGAATGTAAATGGAATAGCAGATACATCCAATGTTGCATTGGGTGTTATGAATCTTAATGGCGGTACTTTGCTTGCTCGTATCAATAGCTCTGATTTTATTCAGGCCAACACAGTGGATATAAAACAGGGCGGGGTCACGGTTAATACTGCTGATAAAGAGATAGTAATTGATAAAGAATTGCAAGGTGTAGGTGGCTTGATAAAAGAAGGAACAGGCACATTAACTTTTAATAAAACCAACACATATGCAGGAACCACTACAATTAATACAGGCACTGTAATAGTGAATTCAAATGGTTCGCTTGCTTCAAGTAACATAGTTGTTTCTGCAGGAACACAGTTCAGGGTTAACGGGTCTGCAGGTAACATTAATTTGTTAGGCACATTAACTGGTAGCGGCTATGCAGGTTCAGTAATTCTTAATGGAGGAACTGTTTCTCCAGGCAATAGTCCAGGGCTTTTAACTGTGAATAACCTGGATGCTAGCAATGGTAATTTTGTATTTGAATTAGGAGCTCCCACCACTAGAGGAGGTACTTATGATGCAATTGATGTTCAACAATTATTAGTTTTAGGTTCAAATACACAATGGAATTTTAGTAATTATAATAATTACATTTTTCAAACAAATGACTCATATGATCTGTTCAATTGGAACACTCTGGAAGCATCTGCATTTGATTCAAATGTTTTATTAGCCGCACTCCCTGATCTGGATACTGCCAACACAGGATTAGCATGGAGCGTGAATGCATTTACTGTGGATGGTACCATTTCAGTGATACCTGAACCTAATGCATTAACGTTGTTGATTGCAGGGTTCATATTTTTAGGACTTATGAAAACCATAAACAAAACTAAAGCTGGTTTGCTTGCTGCATTGCTGGCCATCTTTAGTCTAAACACCATTAATGCAGAAATTATATTCACAGAAGACTTTGAGGATGGTGCATGGACTGGCTTCAGTTCCTACCCTTCAGCAAATACTGCTGTGCTCAACTCTGGTGATACCATATATGGTGCACCTGCCACTGGTGCCCCTGGAACTTACATTGTAGCTCCTGGTGGTTCCAAACTGGGTAAAATGTGGCCATTATACTGGTCACCAGGCAATGTGACCACATCCACATTTGTTCTGTATAATGACTACTATGCAACACCTGAAACTGGATGGGTGCCTTATTTGCAAGGCAAACAAGTAAAACTATCCATGGATGTGTACATATCCAGTTATGATCCCATGCAAGCCAGCACTGATGTGAACATATTTGCCAAGTTCTTTAACCAGGACTATTCATACTACTATGATTGGGCATCAGTAATTACTTCTGTCAAAGATACCCTGCTAGACACATGGGTAACCAGAGAAATAACTGTAACTGTGCCCAATGATGTTTCCATCATACAGTTTGGATTGGAAATGACTCAACAAAATTATAGCTCTGGAGCTGTTAATGTTGATAACATGGCAATTCAAATAGTACCAGAACCTTCAGCAGGTGCTTTGATAGTAGCTGGTACTGGTTGTTTGGTAGCTCTCAGAAGGTTCAGAAAATAAATGATAAGAGTTGCACTCTGCATTCTGCTATTTCTGCATGCTAGCATGGTGCAGAGTGCAACCTATCAACTGGTGTGGCAAGATGAATTCAATCAATTCACCAGTGGCACTTACAACAGATGGGACGTTGATAGAAATGCATGGAATGTGGAAGTTGTTGATAATCCTAATAACAATGAAATTCAGCAGTACAGAGATAACAGAGACAATGTAAGAATAGAAGTAGATACTTCCAACACTTCTGATGGTATTCTTGTGTTAGAGGCCAGGAGACAGAACTTCTCTCAAAACCTGGGAGCATGGACTTCAGGCAGAATCAATACCAAGAACAAAATGGAAATAACTTATGGCAAGGTTGAAGTTTCTGCTAAATTGCCTTCCTTGCCAGGTAGCTGGCCAGCCATATGGATGCTGGGCAGCAATTATGGCAGTGCAGGATGGCCTGCCAGTGGTGAAATTGATATCATGGAAATGGGACGCAACACAGGGTGGAACTATATCAACAGCACAGTGCACTGGGAGTATAATGGCCATGCATCATATGGCACTGGAAACAATCAGTCAGGTTCTCCTTTGCTTTTAAATGCAGCATCCACTTCTTTTCATGTTTATGGCTTAGAATGGGCACCAGATTTTATAAAAACATATGTGGATGGAAATTTGTTATGGGCCATAAGCATGCCAGTACCTGGCATAGATCCTTTTGACAATCCTTTCTTTCTTATTCTCAACAATGCCATGGGGGGCGATATTGGTGGAACAGTAGATTCTACAAGCAACATATCTCGTATGGAAGTGGATTATGTAAAAGTATATCAGTCTGCAGATTATGCCAACACACTTTCTGTTCCTGAACCTAGTACTAACAGTTTATTAATGGCATTTTTAACGACTGGTTTTATTATTAAAAGGAGATTATGAATGAGCTTTCAAAGCTTATACAGAAAGCTAGTGTTCTTAATGACCCTGGTGATGCGTATTTTAATAGTTTCCTTTCTCGCTATAAAATGTATCGTAAGGCAAAAGTTAGAAAACAACAAATCTTGGTGGCTGTTGCGGCCCTAACAGTTGCATGTTTATGCTACACATCTATAAATAATAATGAGCTGGACATACCAACAGCTTCTGGGGTAGACATGACAAATCATTATTTACAACATGGCAAGACAGTGGTTTTTGAAGGTACCGTGATTGATGTTACTAATTTTATCAAAGAACAGGTTCAACAAAAAACAGAGACATTGAGTTTAAGGGAATATTTTAATGGTGATGATGTGTGGGGTGTATATGTGCCTGGAGAAGAAAAATTCAGATATTATTATCATTGCTTGGGCATGGGAAAATATGAGGTATTTGTTATAAATGAATAGTATTTGATTTTTTTAAAAAAACATTTATAATTAAATAATGAAAAAACATTTTTTTGCCATTTTGGTTTTGCCAAGCCTTGTTTGGGGGCAGACTATCTCCAGTGATAGCAAAGAACCAATGGTTTTAAATTTTGTAAAAAACGATTCAGGAGAAATAGTCTTAAAGCTCAAGGGCCACAAACAGTCCATTGAAATTCAAATCAATGGAGTAAAAATTGCTTCTTTAAATGAGCAAGATGAAGCAGCCAATTTAACTCAAGCAGGGTTTGAATCAGCAATGCTTGCTCTGGATACCAAGAGTGGATCGTCAGGTTCTAAAATTGATGCTCAACCCACAGTGCCTCCTGTGGCCCCTGCAGTTTTTTCCAACCCTTTTGCCGCTACTCCTTATTAATAGCTGTCAATATCTGCAGGTAAAAATTCCCAATCATCCACAACAAAGCATTTGATTATTTTAATTCCATATGTATCTTCTGCCCAATTTTTAAGTCTTGCATCATATTTGTTTTTATTTCCAGCAACTCCTACATACATGGTACCATAATTCATATCATAAGCCCATAATTTATTTTTGTATTCAAATATGCAAATAGCATGACCAAAGACTGTGGCAGTTGTTTTGCCATAAATTTTTATATCATCATTATAATTATAAGTATATCCAAAAATGGATGCATAAATTTTGGGCGTTGTCTCAGATTTTAATGCCAAGCTGGCTCGGGAAGAGTAAATTAAAGACTCAATAAAACATGAATTGGGAAGTTTTGTATAATCATATGTTATATAAGATCCATTTTTACCTATTTTAAAGCCAGTGAGCAATGAAGCATACATGGAGGCTAAAAACAAACCCATTATAGCACAATACTTTAAAATGCGTAAAAGCTTCGTATAATTATTTAGCTTGTATTGTTTTGTTTTTCCTGTATATTTTATACATGCAATTGTCTCTATGTTGTCAAAGTAATTTGCTACATGAAGGGGGGATCAAGTTCCGTACCATGACTGTAACACAATTCAAAAAAAAGCCTCTGCATGAGTCTCTCAATGTTTTATGTTCCAGAATCATTACAAATTTTCATACCTTGGAAAAGACAGTAAAACTATGCAAAACCATGGGATTGGCAGGCATGCGCATTGGTAGTGATTTAATTCCAGTGATAAATCATCCTGATTTAAATCTAGATTTTTATAAACTGCCCATGCAAGATGAAATAATGCATGCCATTAATAATGCTAAATGCATGATGCAACAATCAGGATTGCGCTTCTCTGCCCATCCTTCTGAGTTTATTAGTTTAACTTCTGAAAATCCCAGAGTAATTGCCAACAGCATAAGAGATTTAATTGCTCATGCCTTGGTATTTGAATTGTTGGGGCTGCAAGAATCTTATGAAGCTCCTCTGAACATTCATATTCGCAAAGATGGAGACCCTGAAATTATTTTTAATGCAGTAAAAAAATCATTATCTCAATGCCCTGCATGTGTTACCAAAAGGCTTGTATTTGAAAATAATGATAACAAATCAGGTGTATGGAGCATTAAAAACTTGGTACATTATTTTCATAATAGATTGGGCATACCCATTACCTATGATAACTTGCACCATGAAATGCTTTCAGATGGTTTGTCTCATCAACAAGCTTTTGATACAGCTTATGATACTTGGGGCAGCTATATGCCCATATTTCATTACTCAGAAGGCATCAAGGGCACCAGAAAGCATGCAGATTATGCTAAATCTTTGCCTGTTGACCATGGTCGACCAGTCATCTGGGAAGTAGAATTAAAAGCCAAAGACAAAGCCATCAAGCGTATGATCAAGGAATATGAAGTATCTCATCATTGATGCTACTAATTTGCTGTACCGCACATGGCATGTCACCCAGCAAGCCCCAGCTGATATTTTAATTCTCACCTATCTCAGAAGCATCAGAAAATATTTAAATGAATTTAAACCTGATGCATGTTACTCAGTTTCTGATAAAAGATTGATACATGGTGTGAAGAATTATCGTAGACAAGATGCAGAGTATAAGCAAAACCGAGACAAAAGTTTGTGGCAGAGTGTGCATGAATCAGAAGATACCATAGAACAATTAACTGCACACTTGGGCATTATCAACATGTTTCCAGGCATTTTAGAAGCAGATGATGTGATTGCATACTTGTGCAATGCATTGCAAGGCCACAAAACTGTAGTATCAACTGACAATGATATGGCTCAGTTGGTAAGTGAAGATACACAATTGTATTCACCAGTAAAAAAAATATTGGTTACATTGGAAAATTTTGAGCAACATTATGCAGTTAGCAAAAATAGATTCCTGCTTTACAAGAGCATCATAGGAGATGCAGCTGATAATATCAAAGGCATACCTGGCTATGGCAAAGTTAAAGCCAAAAAGTTAACTGAACATTTTGAACAAGAACATCATAAATTAACTGAAGAACATAAAAAAACTTTGAAGTACAATTTAGAAATGGTGGATTTAAAACATGGTTTGAAAGTGCACCCAGAAGAAGAAGCAGTTTATAAAGAGCAATTGGATAGCAAAGTTCCAAATGCTAATTTTGAAGCCTTTTTAAACTTGTGCAAAGAGCTTAAGATGCAGTCCATTGTTTCTGATGCATCATCTTGGAGCCATTTATTATCCAGTTGAAATTTGCATAGCTTCATATAATATATTTCTATGGGAATGTTTGATAATGTTATTATAGAAGGCTTGAAACTGCCTAAACTACCTGCAGAAATTAATGCTTTTTTAAAAGCCAATGCAGCTGCATTGCCAACAGATTTTCAAACCAAAGATTTGGACAACACTCTGTCCACTTATACTATCAAAGACAGTGGCCAGATTTATTTGACAGAGCATGTGCCCACAGGCAAGAAAATGCCTTATGAACCTGTGTGGAAGTCATTTATTGACAACAGAAGCTTCTTGGAGAGACTTTATCACCATGTTAAATTCGGCAGTTACAAAAATAATAGTGAATTGAATTTTGTGGATGAAAGAAAAGCAGTTCAAACCAAAGTTAAGCTTACAGACACTTTTGATGCTTACATGTACCGTGAAATTGCTGGGCGTTATTTGGAAGCAGAATATGAATTTACAGCTTCTGAAGGCAAAGTGACAAAGGTTAAATTGCTCAAGGCAGAGCTTGAATCTGAAGCGGTAGCTAAGAAGCGCAAAGCAGATGATGAAGCTTTCAAAGCCAAGATGGGTGCTTCTTTTGAAGCCAGGAGAAAATTCACTTCTCAATGGTATTATCCTGTGATCAAAGAAATTTACAACCCTGCAGTTTTCTTTTCAAAATTATTAATTCAAGCTGCATGCAACAAGATAGTAAGCTGGACATACCGCTGGCATGGCATCTAATACCACATTCACACTCAAAGTTGAACAGAATGAAATGACTGGTGAATATTATATTCTATTACCAGAAAAGCTTTTGAACAAGATTAAATGGAAAGCAGGAGACCATATTAAATGGTCTCTTAATAAAGATGGTTCTTTTACTTTGAAGAGAGTATGAAAAGTGAGCAAGAAATACAATTACAAGTGAAAAGAATCATGGGCAAGTGGTATAGTGAATCTGTGTTTTCTAAGAACAAATACATTGAAGCAAGTTACTTCTTTTTTTGGAAATGGTATTACAAATGTACTTCTGGTTTGTATTACAAGTGCAAATATGCTTTGCAACGATTGTTTAGAGGTTATGATGATTTAGATAAATGGAATGCAGCTTGGTATATTGCTAGAAAATCTATTCCTGTGCTCAAAGCCATGAGAGATAAATTTCATGGCACTAGTCTCAAATGGCATAGAGAAGATAGATTTGGCAATTTAATTGAGCTCGCACAAGATGAGGTATTTGTAGAAGGTGAAGAACCTGCTTCATTCACAGAAGATGAATGGAGAGCCATATTGGACGACATCATATTTGCTTTTCAGTGGCAGATAGATTTTGATTCAATAGATGGTACTGTAGGAGAAAGAGAATATAGACTGGGCATGAAAAGACAGAAAAGAGGTCTGAAGTTGTTTGCTATTTATTTTAACTGCCTTTGGGATTGATTTTGTATGTATAGTATTTATATTAGAGACAGAGTTATGAAATTGAAGGAAAACGATAATTTAAAAGCTGATTTAAATGCAGTACTTAAAAAGCATGGCATTGGTGCAGATGAAGCCATGATTGTATTAGATGAAATTTTTTATGACAGGTACAATGGCAATAAATGTATGAACTATCTTGCTGAGGTTAATAGCAAATGATTATAAAGTTTGGAGCATACAAGTCTGATGATTATGCATCATGGGAAAAAATGAAAAATGTTTTTATAAGCAGGCCTTATTTTAAAATTGTTTTTAGTAACGGTTTGGGGTTTTATGTGCTAAATGCTGTTAAATTTAATTTGCTTCCTAAATTTTATGGTACATTTCACAAATCATTCTGGGAATTTGGTATTAGTTTTGTTGGCTGGATATTTGAATTTATGTGGAATAAAGCTTTTGTAAAATGAGTATTTCTACTGTTCTTATTTGTGTGGCAGTAATTCTTTATGTATTCTATTTACATGAAAGATTCAAAGACTAGTCATAAAACTAGTCTTCCAGATACTTTTTTAAGTTTTCTGTTAGTTGCTTTCTCCTTTGCCGCTGTCTTCTGTCTAGCACTGTTACAAGTGTTGCAACTGATATGGGGAAGAAAAATCTCAGGAAAAATTGAAGGTGATCCTGCATGGTCAACTGATCAAAATATACAGTGTATAGTTCATGAACGCCAAACAGTGTCCAAGTCATAGCAGGCCCAAAAAGAATCCAAAAAACTAAATTGTAACTTTTGCTCAAGTGGCTTTTGATTTTTTGCACCATATAATTATTTAGCACATGAAGCGTTTTTTTACCAAAGTATGGTTAATTTGGTCCCGCACCATTGATCACCGAGTTGGATTATCAGATTCAGAAAAACCTGACATACCCAACCTCAAGGTGCGTGATGCTAATATAAGCTTGGTTCTCAGAACACTCATAGTGTTAGTAAATTTTATAACATGTGCATTTATCATAGCAAACGTCATAAGACACTGGTAATGAACAGAATTCAATACAATGCTGCTAAGTTGTATCTGGAAAAATGTGAGTACAGGTTAAAACTACAGAACTCCAGAGCTTTTATTTTAATATTATCAGTAACATTTGTTACAATTTTCTTTTATATTTTAAAATTTATAGTAGCATTACCATAATATCCATTTATACTAATAATAGTTCACATTAAATGTTGGGTGGCAGTTACCGTAATTGTGAACTGATTCGGTAGCCATATCCTAGCATACGTTTTGTGGTGTGCGTTAAAACCACTTAATTATTTAAGTTTTTTAATTTGTGCTTCTAATTGCTCTATGCGCTCCAACAAGTTCTTGATTACTGTGCCATGATATGGAATGGCTTGATCATAATTCATGACCAATGCAGCACTGGCAGGTGACACAAAGCCATCTGCATCAATCTGCTCTTGAACATTGGCATTTCCTACTATGCTAATCAAATGATCAAAACCAGCTCTCATGACTTGTTGAGCAATAAACCCACTCTTTTTGCCAGGATTTTCTGCATCTTTCCAATTGAAAGTAACAGCAGAAACACCTTTAACAAAATTAGTAGCATCTTCTAGGGTAATTGGCACAATGTTGTCTTTTAATCTCTCATCAGAAGATGCATTGAACTCTGGGCTCTGAATGCGTGAAGAGCATGTGAGTGAGTAAGGATTGGGAGTTGTGCCTGTGGTAGTGCTTGCTCCACTGGAATTCAAGTAACCATAAGGTTGAGCAATAGCAGCATTTCTGCTTGAATTGATGCTCACATAACCATTCAGTGTGCTGCTACCAATTGCAACACCTGTTCCAACTGCTCCTCCATTCACAGGAGATTGTGTCAAGAGATTGAGTTGACCATTGTTGGTGTTAATCCACATGCCATTGCCTGAACCTCTGGCATGAATATGGGTGTTTCCGTCATCATAGATTTGAGTGTTATTATTACCAAAACCAATGTAACCGCTCAGTGCATCATTGTTTGCTACTTTGGCTGTACCTGTGCCATACACATTAATGGCACCATCATCTGTGATTTGCAGAAGACTTGCTGAATAAGTACTGTTAATTATTTCCAGACCACCATTAGAATTTAAACGGAAAAACTTGTTGGGTGTAACTGCAGAACCATATGTGTTGGTTACTGATGCAAAATCATGGTAACCTGTGCCACCTTTATTGGCATATCCAGCAATTTGTAATGTTGGGTTAGCAGTAGAATTGGCCAATGTTACTATACCTGAAGCACTTAAACTACCAAATAAAACACCAGAAAGAGGCGATGTGCTGGAGCCAATAACTAATTGATTGCTAGCTGTAGCTAAAGCATTAGTGCCCAAAACAATGACACCAGACAAGCTGCCAGTAGACACATTGGCTGTATTGCCTATGATAACGTTATTAGAACCAATAGTATTAGCGCATCCTGCACAATTGCCTATGAAATTATTGTTAAAACCTGTACTATTATTAAAACCAGCTTTGTAACCTAAGAAGTTGTTTCTTTTGCCTGTGGAGTTGTTGAGGCCAGTAGCATATCCCAAGAAATTATTGCAACTGCCTGTGGTGTTTAAACGGCCAGCTGCATATCCAATGAAATTATTGCCAGCACCTGTGTAATTTGCATAGCCAGCTTGATATCCCAAGAAATTGTTGTATTTACCTGAGGTGTTAAATACACCCGTTTTTTGTCCAAAAAAATTGTTATCATTGCCTGTAGTATTTCTTATTCCAGCACAAGTTCCCAAAAAATTGTTGTAATTGCCTGTATAATTGTAGTTGCCAGCTAGGAATCCAAAGAAATTGTTGTGATTGCCTATGGTGTTGCAAAAACCAGCATTATATCCTAAGAAATTATTATTACTGCCTGTGGTATTACGATAACCTGTTTTATTTCCTAAGAAATTGTTATCATAGCCTGAAGTATTGCTTCGACCGGCTTGTCTTCCTATAAAATTGTTTTTGCAGCCTGTAGTATTAAGTCTACCAGCTTGAAATCCAAGGAAATTGTTATAACATCCTGTGGTGTTACTAAAGCCAGCAAGTATACCAAAGAAATTGTTGTTACTGCCTGTGGTGTTGCGAGCGCCAGCATTTTGTCCCAAGAAATTGTTGTTGTAGCCTGTGGTGTTGCTACAGCCAGCACATTTTCCAAATACAAAATTGTGTGTGCCTGTGGTTGTATTTTTGCCTGTGGAAGCATCACCAATGAACACATTGAATGCAGCAGAAGGAGCAGTGACCAGGGTTCTTCCTGCTAAAAATATGTTGTTTGTGCTCAATGCAGGGGTGCTCAATGCTCCTGTCATAGTATCACCAGACAATTTCACATACTGAGAACCTGTTGCATAATTGGCACTTACTGTAGACCAATTGCTCCATGCTGCACTGTTGGTATTGGTGGTAGTATAGTTGCTGTTCCACTGATCACTGTTGCCACTTATTGTGCATAAAGCAGGCAGTGTTGTTGAAGTAACAGCAAGACTACCAAATAATGTGCCAGTTAGTGGGGCAACAGCAGCACCAATGACCAATGTATTGGAGACAGTAGCAGCTGCACTAAGACCTATGACTACAGAACCAGATAAATTATTAGAAGCAGTATTGGCTCTGTGACCCATGATGATGTTGTTGGACCCAATGGTGTTGGTACAACCTGCATAATTACCAATAAATATGTTGGTTTGTCCAAAATTGGTACAATAGCCTGAACGGTTGCCTATGATTGTGTTGCTAAAGCCAGAGCAAATGCAACCTCCTGAATATGACCCTATGATAACATTTCTTGTAGAGCTAGTACCAGTTCTACCAGCAAAATGACCAATAAAAACATTATTTGAAGCATTACCAAAAGTGTTTATGCCTGCTTGTCTGCCAATTATTACATTAAAAAGTCCAGAATTAAGAGCACCTGCCATTTGTCCAATGTTTACATTCATGCTACCAGTAGCACCACAGCCAGCTATTTGTCCAATTGAAACATTATCATACCCTGTGGTATTGAGACAGCCTGCTTCATTGCCAATGAACACATTGCTAGAGCCAGTTGTGTTTTTACACCCAGTTCTAGAGCCTATAAAAACATTTCTGCTACCAGTGGTATTTACCCTGCCTGCATTAAACCCTACAAATGCATTGTCACTTCCTGTGGAATTATTGTTGCCAGCACTAACACCAAACATGAAGTTGTGTGTGCCTGTGGTTGTATTTTTGCCTGTGGAAGCATCGCCCAAGAACACATTGTTAGCAGCAGAAGGAGCAGTGATTAATGTATTGCCTGCTAAAAATATGTTATTAGTACTCAATGCAGGTGTGCTTAGTGGTCCTGTCATGGTATCTCCAGACAATTTCACATACTGAGAACCTGTTGCATAATTGGCACTAACTGTGCTCCAGTTGCTCCAAGTGGCTGAATTGGCATTGGTGGTGGTATAGTTGCTGTTCCATTGATTGCTGGTGCCTCCAGCAGTGGAAACAGGCAAAGTAAAACTATTATCTTGTGTATTTAAAATCTTCATTTTATGTGTAATCCCATAATCTGATGGCTTTGTTCAATCCATTGATATTTATTACCATGAATTGTCCATTATCTGTTGTTGTGGCAGGAACAATTACATTGGCACCACCCAGAGCAATGTTTGATGCAGAAAGGCTGTGAGTCAATTGCAAACTGCCTCTTATGAACCCAGACAAAGGTGGAGTGCCAGACCCTATGACCAATTGATAGTTGTCTGTGGCCACAGTACCTGTACCCAACACCACCACCCCCGATAAGCTGTTAGTAGCCACATTGGCAGCATTACCAATAATGATATTGTTAGAACCTATAGTATTAGTACATCCTGCACACCTTCCCAAGAAATTGTTGTACCTGCCTGTGGTGTTGCAAATGCCAGCACGGTATCCCAAGAAATTGTTGTTACCGCCTGTGGTGTTGCTAAAGCCAGCACCATTTCCCAAGAAATTGTTGTAACTGCCTGTGGTATTGGAACGGCCAGCACTCCATCCAAAGAAATTGTTGCTACTGCCTGTGGTGTTGTAAAGGCCAGCACCATTTCCCAAGAAATTGTTGTAACTGCCTGTGGTGTTGCAAAGGCCAGCACGGTATCCAAAGAAATTGTTGTTACAGCCTGTGGTGTTGCTAAAGCCAGCACGGTATCCCAAGAAATTGTTGAAACTGCCTGTGGTGTTGCTATAGCCAGATTTGTATCCCAAGAAATTATTATTTGTTGCTGCACCATAATTATTGTCTGTGGTGGAATTGTACCCTGCTTTGAATCCAATGAAAACGTTGTGTTGAGTGGCACGGTGATAATAAGTGTGGTAGGTATGGGCTTTTAATTTGAACCCAGCTCGGTAACCTGCAGCAAAATTGTTGTTAACAAAAACACTGGTGGGAATGTAATTGCCATCATATGTGCCGGTACCAGCTCCTGTGCCAATGAATGTATTATTATTAGCTGCACCATATTTGCCAATGCAATAGCCAGCACGGTATCCCAAGAAATTGTTGCCACCGCCTGTGGTGTTACAAAAGCCAGCACGGTATCCAAAGAAATTGTTGCCATTGCCTGTGGTGTTGGAAAAGCCAGCTTCTCTTCCAAAGAAATTGTTGTAATTGCCTGTGCAGTTGCAGTAGCCAGCATTTTGTCCCAAGAAATTGTTGCCATTGCCTGTGGTGTTGTAACGGCCAGCATCTCTTCCAAAGAAATTGTTGTTAAAGCCTGTGGTGTTGTTGCGGCCAGCATTATTTCCCAAGAAATTGTTGTAAGCACCTGTGGTGTTGCAATAGCCAGTAAATGATCCTAAGAAATTGTTGCTATAGCCTGTGGTGTTACTGTAGCCAGCTTTAACACCCAAGAAATTGTTGTAACCGCCTGTGGTGTTGCAAAAGCCAGCACCTGCTCCCAAGAAATTGTTGTTACCGCCTGTGGTGTTGCAAAAGCCAGCATTTGTTCCAAAGAAATTGTTGCAACCACCTGTGGTGTTGCAAAAGCCAGCATTTCTTCCCAAGAAATTGTTGTTATTGCCTGTGGTGTTGTAAAGGCCAGCACTATATCCCAAGAAATTGTTGTCACCGCCTGTGGTGTTGTAACGGCCAGCACGGAGTCCCAAGAAATTGTTGTAAGCACCTGTGGTGTTGCAAAAGCCAGCACCATTTCCCAAGAAATTGTTGTACCTGCCTGTGGTGTTGCTAAAGCCAGCATATTGTCCCAAGAAATTGTTGTACCTACCTGTGGTGTTGCAAAGGCCAGCACTGTATCCCAAGAAATTATTGTAAGCACCTGTGGTGTTGTTACGGCCAGCACGGTATCCCAAGAAATTGTTGTAACTGCCTGTGGTGTTGCAATAGCCAGCATTTTGTCCCAAGAAATTGTTGTAATTGCCTGTGGTGTTGTATTTGCCAGCTTGGACTCCCAAGAAATTGTTGTAACCGCCTGTGGTATTGTAGTAACCAGCTTTATTTCCTAGAAAATTATTACCTATGCCTGTGGTGTTGCTACAGCCAGCACCTGCTCCCAAGAAATTGTTGTTACCGCCTGTGGTGTTGCAAAAGCCAGCATTTGTTCCAAAGAAATTGTTGCAACCACCTGTGGTGTTGCAAAAGCCAGCTTTATATCCGAAGAAATTGTTACAACTACCTGTGGTGTTGCAGTAGCCAGCAGCATATCCCAAGAAATTGTTGCTATTACCTGTGGTGTTGAAAAAGCCAGCACGGTATCCTAAGAAATTGTTAAAACTGCCTGTGGTGTTGTAACGGCCAGCATCTCTTCCCAAGAAATTGTTGGCATTGCCTGTGGTGTTGTATTTGCCAGCTTGTCTTCCCAAGAAATTGTTGTTACTGCCTGTGGAATTGTAATAGCCAGTAAATGATCCTAAGAAATTGTTGCTATAGCCTGTGATGTTGTTACTACCAACATCACGACCAAAGAAATTGTTGCTATTGCCTGTGGTGTTGCTAAAGCCAGCACGGAATCCCAAGAAATTATTTTCATAGCCTGTGGTGTTACTAAAGCCAGCTCTGCATCCCAAGAAATTGTTGTAACAGCCTGTGGTGTTGCAAAAGCCAGCTTCATTTCCCAAGAAATTGTTGTTACCGCCTGTGGTGTTTTTATAGCCAGCATATCTTCCCAAGAAATTGTTGCTATTGCCTGTGGTGTTGTAAGCGCCAGCACGGTATCCAAAGAAATTGTTGACACTGCCTGTCATGTTGCATAAGCCAGCACATAGTCCCAAGAAATTGTTGAAATTGCCTGTGGTGTTAATTCTGCCTGCACAATTGCCCATGAACACATTGTTACTACCGGTAGTTAATGCATTACCAGCACTTACACCAAACACAAAATTATGATTACCGGTGGCATTATTATTGCCGGTGGTAGCATCACCAATGAATATGTTGGTAGTATTTCTGGAAGTAATGCGAGTTGTGCCCTGTATATACACATCACTGGCACTCAACACTGTGGTGCTTAATGGTCCTGTCATGGTATCACCAGACAATTTCACATACTGTGAACCCAAGGCATAGGTGGCACTAACTGTGCTCCAGTTGCTCCATGCTGCACTATTGGTATTGGTGGTGGTATAGTTGCTGTTCCATTGATTGCTGTTGCCACCTGAAACTGTTATGTATCCGTTACTGCTGATAGCACCATTCACCGTGAGTTCAGCACCAGGGAAACTCTCATTGATGCCCACAAATCCCCGGCCTCCAGGCTGAGCATTGCCCACATGCAACACTTCAATGCCATCACCATCATAGAAGCTGGCCACATCATATGGACCTGCTGCTTGATACACAAATAATGCAGGCCCAGGTCCTGTGTTGTAAACACTCAATGCACTGGTGGTTGTGAATATGGTGTTTTTAAATGTGCTGGAACCCAAAGCAGTCAAGTTGCCTTGCACAGTTAGATTGTTGGGAACAATTAAATTGGTTGGCAAGCTCAGTGTTACAGAATTGTTACCAGTATTGCTACCTGCAGGTGTGGCTACTATTTGATTGGCAGTGCCATTGATGGTGTACAAGGCATTGTTGTATCCTGTTTGCCAGTTGGCACTGTTGGCATTGGTAGTAGTATAATTGCTGTCCCAATTGCCACTGTTAGCATATACCACTGCATTTACTGCAGGATCACCGCCTCCTCCACCAGAAAATATATCCAACAAGTTGATCCCACCAGAAAGATAATTGCCATTAACATTCAAGTCACCGTTCATTGTACCACCATTGGCATACTGTACTGCATTGGTACCCCCACCTCCTGCATACTCTGACATGATGGCAGCTTTCTTAAAATACTTCTCAGCATACTGTTCAATGAGCTTTTTAATCTCTGATACTTTCTCTGGCTGTTGATCAGTTACTTTCTCATCACTGAGTTGATCTAAAATTTCCACATATTCATTTTTATCTTGTTCTTTTTCATTTGTAACATCTTTGGTAACCACTTTTTCATTTGATTCTTCTGATGTTATTTCTGGTACTGGCTCTGATGATTGACTCTTTTTGCCACTGATAATGTCTTTTAATTTAAATACAAAATCTGAGAAATTATCTTTTTCTTTGGTTACATCTGCATGTTCAATTGTTTTTGCTTGTTCAGTTACAGACAATGCAGGAACAATTGTTAATTGTTGTTCTGCTTTAACTTCTGTGCCACTTGCAGACTCTTCATTTATTTTCTTTTTTAAGATATCAATGGCAGCTTGCAATGGATCATTAGCAGGTTCTAAATCATTGGAACTGTTGACTTTTTCCATCAAAGTCTTGTGTTCTTTCTCTATTTTTATCTTATCAGTAACAGATGATAAAAACTTAAAAAATGGGTCTTCTGCCATGATATATTATTTAAACAAAAAATATGCAGTTTCTATTTTAAAAATAAGCTTGGATTAAAGAATTTAAGCATATATATTAATAATATGAATAAATTAATTGCTTCACTACTTATTAGTGTTGGTCTGGTGGGTTTGTGTTTGGCCGATACTGCTGCAACACAGTGTGATGAAGATTGTACTGTGGAACAAGGGTGGTCTGCTTTTGGTGATGTTCTGCTGGTCAGGCCCATTGGAACTGCTGTAACCATTGCCAATTTTGGCATTTTTGCAGTAGCTTCTCCTTTTGCTGCCATGGCTGATGCTACTGAAGAAGTATACCAAACATTGGTTGAAGAGCCTGCTGACTATACATTCAATAGAGAATTAGGCGACTTCAGCAAATAAGCGAACCGTGACGCTAATGTAGGGCAAGAGTTCCATTCTTTTGCTCTATATTTTATGACTGACAAAGAAAAATTAATTGAGTCTCATTTGCAAAGCTTGTCAGCTCATTATGGAGACAGGCTCAATGGCATGAAGTTTGCATGTCCTATTTTTGAAGACAGAGAATCTGTTGTATCCATAAGTGAAAGCAAAAAAGAAGCCTATCTTACCCGCCATCACATTGCAGGGCATTATTTGAGTCAATTTCCAACACATGTTGTAATTTTAGCAGGTGATTGTTTTGATAGAATTTAATTAAAGCATGTGCTCGAATGCAGCTTTGGCCATGTTAACGATTTCCATGGCATCTTGAGGAGAATAATTCTTTTTGTGCAACAGATAATCCCAAATATACAAAGCATCACTGTGTTTTCCTTTTGCTTGGCTCTCAGCATCTTCAGACTGTTTTTTCTTTGTATCTTCAATTGATTTGGCAATTGCTTCTCTTTTTTTCTTAAGATATGCATCAGTTGCATCCACTTTGCCATCATTGTTAATATCATCATCTTCTTGACCCACAGGGTCCAAAGATTCTGTTACAATTTGCTTGGGTTTTTGATGCTTAGCTCTATAAGCTTCAAACATCTTGCTATTGTCTACACCATATGGCATAATAATATTTATTCTGAAACATTAAATATTATTGTGAGCAACAAGAAAAAAACTAATAGACTAACATTTTCAGAATGCAAAGAATTATTAGAAAAGCTTGATAAACATAAAGATAGCAAATATTATCATGATGTTTTAAATCAGTTCAATAAACTCTTGCCCAAATCTGTGCCTCACAAACCAAAAAATAAAGATTAAAGTTGATTGTTTTGATGGTGCATGCATAATAAAAACATGGAATTTGTAACCACAGGCAACATGCCAGCAACCCCTGATAATACTACTGTATACTATGATGCCAGGGATGAAAAAATTGCATCATTGGAGCTCAGGCTCCAATCTCTGGAAGATGATTTTACCAAACTAACTGCATTTGTCAATAATATTGCTAATAAGTCATGATCACAGTGGCTTTCTTAATTGTGTTTGTGACAAGTTCCATTGGGGCAATTTATTTTTTTAATCAATCTGGCAAGAGAACCAGATCCAAGCGAATACGATAACCCTTTCAGGGATTATTACCTCCTTAGTTTAATGATAAAACAAGTGATTTATACTCACTGCCCTGCCAAGGGTGCTCTAGATCTGAGCACGATGCTGGTTTGAATCCAGCAGGAGGTAAGATGTTATTTTTCTGTAATTTCTTCTGAATTTATTTTGTTGACTTGTTTGCAAATTCTAATATAATCATTTTATGACTTTTACCATTCTCAATGGATCTCTGGGAGGGAGAACTGGTAATACCAATAACCTCATACAGAAAGTTAAGAAACTCATTTTAACCAAAGATGAGAGCACTAAAATTCGTATTATACACCTCTCTCCACATTTTGATTGGATAAAGGTACGCCGGGCTATTAAAGCTTCAGATGCATTAATATTTTGCACTGGTACTTATTGGGATTCTTGGGGTTCTCCTATGCAACAATTGTTTGAGAAGATGACTCAAATTGAAGGAAAGAAGCATTTGCTAGGCAAACCAGCTGGGGCCATTGTTACCATGCACTCTGTGGGAGGCAAAGAAGTATGCTCCAGAATTTTAGGCAATTTGGTTGGTCTGGGCTGCATGATCCCGCCATTTACTGGATTTGCATATGCATATTCAGATCATGTTGCTCATAAGTCTCGTACTTCTGGTAAAAAGTTGCTGGATGATGTGTGGCATATTGATGATTTAGATGCATTTATTCATAATATTTTTGCAGCACACCATGGTTCTAAAGATTGGAAAGTTTGGGACTATCTGGATACTCAAGCCATGGATCCCAATTATGTGTGGTTAAAATAGTTGCACAGTTAAAAATTTCATATATATTGAAAATATGATTTATCTATACAACTTCTTGGACAAGTACATTTTAAATTTTGAAACTTTCATGATGATCATGGTCTGCATAATCTCTTTGCTGTTCATGAAAACAGATGCAGATTTACAAAAGCTCAAGTCACAAGCCATTGTGCATGGGTTTGCCAAATATGATGAAATCAGGGGCAATTGGCGCTGGATTACTGAGGAGGATATGTTGCGTTAATGAACAGGTTTTTAGCAGGATTTGCTGTAGCAATAATAGTTTTAAACCCCAAAACTACTGTTCATGTTGTGAGCACAGTTTTAAATTGTGCCAACAGCATTGTTGCCAGATTTTCTTACGATTCAGAAAAGAAGTAATTATTTTTCTATCTTAATACCCTGCAAGTACACATCAGCAGGCAATCCAGGTCCTACATATCCAACTTGCAGTCTATTTTTCTTGGAGTCTGTACCATAAATGGCATATCCCCCACATGGCAGTTGTTTGGCAGTTAAATCTTTGGCTTCAGGTAATTCGTTTGGCATAATCAATATAATAACTTAATTATGATGCATTTCAACTTTTTTTATGGAACTTTTTAAAAAAAGTTTATAACATAATAATATGAACAAATTAATATGGCTATTGCCTTTGGCACTGTGTTCATGTGCCAGTGTAAGTGAGAACAATCACTCAGGTTTTTTTCCAAGACCAGGCATGCATGAAGATGCACAAGATTTTCCTACCAAATACAATCAGATGGACAGTTGTGATGGCAGCCAAGATCCAAATGCAAAAGTAAAAATTTGGAGAACTACATATTAATGAAACAGATTCCTTTGACTGCTGAAGAAAAGCAAAAAATATATGAATTTGCTCATAAAGTTATGCAAGATGCAGCAACAAACCCTGCTTCTCGTTGGAAATTAAAATGCAATTATTCCATACAATCCATTTGCATAGGCACAGCAGGTGAAATAGCTTATGGCAAATTGCATGGATTAAAAGTTAACATGTTGCTCAAATCCCAAGGAGATGGTGGCATTGACTTCAAAGATGGGGCACAAGTAAAAACTGTAACCTATTGTGGTAGAGACAAGAAAGAATTGAAAATGAGCAAGCTTTATTCAAAAAAAATGCCCAAAAAATTAGTGCTGGCCCATTATGATGCACAGAACAAGAGTGATCATGTGACTCTTATTGGAGAGATATCTTATGATAACTTCATAAATAAGAAGAAAGAAAAATGGTATTTTAACAAGAAAGTTTATTATGTCACAGAAGATGAACTGGACAGATATTATACATGAACAACGATTATAGTCATTTGAATCAAGATCAGCAAAAAATATTGAATGCAATTAAAATTATCTACGGTGAAGAGACTGATCGTTTCATGTCTGCGCCCAATAAGTATTTCAGAGGACGTCCGCCCATTGAAATGCTTCTTAACAAAGATTATACCTATTTTAATCAGTTCATTAACAAAACCTAGTATGAAATTTTGCAAACCCAGACTTTATGAATATACTGGAGTCAATGGCAACAATTCCAGCTTCAACTATGTTACAGATAATGATGTGGAAATGCATCATGGCAAAGATTTTTATGATAAATGGAAAGAATATATGAATGCCAAGCCTTACATGACTCATGCAGGAGAGATAAGGTACTATTACTATGACTACAAAGAATGTGCTTACAAAGCACAATGTTGGTTTGTATGAATGATAGAGCCAAACAATTGTTGGAACAGGGGCTAGAGAAAGCCAGAAACAAATATGTAACTCGTAAAAAGAGAGAAAAAATGGTGCAAATGCATCATTGGCAAAAAGATACACAAACATCTTGGGTATTAAGAGATTACAAAACCTACTTTCTGTACATAGTAAAGAACAAGCAAGGCAAATTTCAATGCAGTTTTAGTGGAGCAAAAATGTCTGTATACAGTTCCAAGTCAGATGTTTATGACAATCTCAAACAAGCCAAGACAAGCATGATTGAATTCATTGATCAATATGATCATAAACTGAATCCTATTGACTCTGAATAAGTTATACGGATAAAGAAAAAAATAAGTTGACTCAAGTCATAATGCCTGCATAATAATGTGTATGAAGAGCAACAACACGGCCCCCAAGGCCAATAAGACGCCGGTGCTTACCTGCATTGTCAGTGGCAAGACCCGGAATACTAATCAGGAGTATCTGGCTAATAAGGCTAACAAGGCCGGTACGACTGTGGAGGAGATTGTTAGTCACTACGTGTCCCGCGAGGTTCTGAAGAACCTGCGCCGCGGTGACAAGCAGGGTTTGAGCGACCAGCAGGCCGCTCGCATCCTGGCGCTCAACGGCAAGCAGAAGGGCATCAAGTCCTCTGGCAATCGTCGGGCAAAGACTTCTGAGGCGGTGGTTACTGCCTAACTGATCTAATCCTGTAGATTAGATGGGGGGCCGGCAGAGCAACAATTTAACAGCTCTGCCGGCCTATTTTTTATGAATAAAAACAAGCTTGTTCTGTTGTATACTCTGCTCAAAGAATTGCATATGCATTTGCAAATCAAGCTTGACATGGGCAAACAAACAGGAGGCACTCAAGGTCATAAATGGGGTTGCAAACTTATGGAATGCAAAAAATTGCTAAGAACTGTTAAAAACCAGTTGACTGGGTTGTAATTTCTATTATAATCATTGCATGATGAAAACAAAAATGAATACATTGCCCAAAGAAATACCTTTTGTAGGTCAACATGTTACAGAGTTTCACTATACTGACCGGGATGCTTGGGAGGTTGTTGAAATTATCAGTCCCAGACGCATTAAGATACGAGAGCTTGATGCAGAATGCATTCGCAAGCCCCAAGAGTTTTATCCAGGAGGCTTCTGTGGTCACTATGCAGATAATCATGCTCAAGAGTATAGGCTCAGCAGTAATCCTAATAACAAGACAAAAGTTCTTAGCTGGCGTGCCAAAGCTATGCGCTGGGCTGAAGTAGGCCAACAAACACGATACAGTAAATTTGGGCTTCATAAGAAGGGGGAAACTGCGAATTTTTTTTATGACTATAACTTTTAATCTTACCAGCAGGCAGGTAGAAATTATTTCTAACTATTTGAAACTAATACAAGGTGAAACTATAACAAATAAAAATTTTATTGCCATGAAGCCAGAAATTGAAGAAATTATTAAACTATTGTCATGAAAAACATAACTTCAGATAAATTAGCAGAATATGTAAAAGCTGGCATTGATACTAATGAAATTGCCCGGTGGCTCATTAACTGCCAGCTTAATAAGCATGTGCCTTTGAACATCACAGATCTGTCTGACACTGCCATTGTGGCTGATGAAATGATGGCCATTGTGGAATGCATCCAAGAAGGTGATTATCAAGATGCTATTAACATTGCAGAAGATGGAGCAATTAATATTTTGCAAGATGAAGGCTTTGATGTGTAAATATTTTGGTGAGGAAGTTTTTAGAGATTTTAATAATTTTTTTTATCTTTGTTCCATTAATAGTTATTCTTAAAGCTTATAATGCATTCAACAACATTAAATTCTGCATCAGAAACATCAAATAAATTGTTTATAGCCAGATACAGCATTATTTTTAATGAATATCTTATAAAGTTGAATGATTCAACCAAACATTTAATTCGTAACAATGCTCAATTAAATGAATTGTATGATTTATTTTTAGATTTTATAATTGATTCCAATCAACATTTAGAATATAATGAAATAAAGAAACAAACCAGTGAGATAGAAGGCCATTGAATGAATTATTATTCCATAGAATTTTTTAAACATTATTTAAAACAGTTGCACAATCAGCATTACTCTGGTGATATCAATGGTCTTGAGAAAACATTGAAACGCATGATGGAATTTGTGAAAGAACGAGAAAAAAACAATGAATGTGCTTATGCTAAAAAATGGATGAACAAACCAATTTTTAAAGACTAAAATGCAAATAAAACTGGTAAGCATCACCCATCCTGTGGTATCTGGTATTCAAGAACCAGAACAATTGGTGGCTTACATTGCCCGGGTAAGCAATCCTAACAATCAATTTAATAGTGAAACTGCTCCTAAATTGCTGTCTTTTCTTATCAAGCACAAACACTGGTCACCATTTGAGATGGTGGATATGACATATGAAATTGTTACTAGCAGGGCCATTGCAGCACAAATTTTAAGGCACAGAAGCTTTTCTTTTCAAGAATTCAGTCAGAGATACAGTGCAGCAACTTCTTTTGAAGACATAGAATTAAGACTTCAAGGTGAAAAAAACCGTCAAGTAGGTGAGCAATTGGTTGATATGGAAAGCAAAGATGGAAGGTATGCAACATTTATAATTACAACGCTTTTGAATGAATGTAAGAGTGTGTATAATGCATTGTTAAAACTTGGAGTAGCAAAAGAAATAGCCAGAATGATATTGCCTTTAACCACAACCACAACACTTTACATGAAAGGCAATTTGCGCAGTTGGATTCATTACATAGATCTCAGGTCTGAATCTAATACTCAGAAAGAACACAGAATGATTGCCCAATCCATTAAAAATGATTTTATGGTACATTTTCCTAACATTAGTCAAGCTCTGGAGTGGAAATAACATGAAGCATTGGTTTCATTTGTTTTTTAAATCATTTGCAAATGAGTTGCATGTTTTCTTGATTCCTGTTATACTATCTTTCCTGGCTGGTATATGTTTCATAAATTTATGTCTAATATTTTCAAAATTTTTCAAAATATATTAAACAGTCAGATGTTTACCAATTCTGGTAAAATAGTGTATTCTGTTGGTCCCAATAATTTTGCAGAATTGCTCAAGCAGTTTGATCAACCTGCAAAACAAAAAACACAACAGCAAATTGTAATGGACATTTTTTACAAAGAGAAGTTTGCTAAATTGGAAGTAGATTTCTTAAAAGAATCACCCAATGTAACATTCCATGGCAGTTTTAAAACTTTCAATTCTGACTGTACTATTGACATAGATTTTGTGCCCTGTTCAGTAAGGCCAGAAGTATTATACTGTTGTTATGGCAAAAATTAACATAGTCTCCAGGTCATTGCCTGTATATTATAGGGTTTTTATCATGGTTCAGGATCCTTTGTGTGAATGGAATATAAAAACATATTCAGAATTATATAAAGTTTTTAAGGCTAATAGTATAAAATCTGCTGAAAAAGCTGCAGCTTATTTTTGTATGAAGCAAACTAAACTATTTAAACAGGCAAAATTTACTTTTAAAAAGAGTGGCATTGAACCATACTTTTACCATGAGCACATATTTAAAAAAGAAGAAGATTGATAAAAAATATTATTTAAATAATATATTTAATGGAAATTTTTATAACAGCATTGGGGTTATTGCTCTTAACTTCTTTTAGCATTATTTCAGACTTTTTAAAGATTTAACACCCACTATTAATTGTATGAATGAGCTCTTTGGCTTGTTGCAAGGTGTTGGCTCTGTTAACCAATTTGCCTTGCTCAAATACATAATATATTCCATTTTTTTCTGCAATTTCAAATTGTTCATACATTATGCCTACTACAAGAGTTGCATTGTATTTTTGTAGATATTCATTTAAAATATCATTGAACATAAAAATATTTAATTAACAGGTGGATGTATTTTAAGATGCAATTAAAATATAAGCATGATGAACAAAAAAGAATCAAAACAAGATAAAAAACGCAAGCTATCTGAAGAAGAGCTAGAACTTCTAGAGACTGGTAAAACCAGTGTAGATTGGTCTGAATTGGTACAAAATTTGTTAAAATAAGCTTGCTTATTTTCAGAGTTCCTTTATATTATATGAACAATTTAGGTCAAAGATATTGAGTACAGATGGTGCAGTCATGGTATCCATGCAACGCGACCAATCCTAGGCTCAAAAGGGTAAGCTGGTTCCCCTGAAGCAACCAGTTCATCATCGTAGTTTGCGGTTCTACGTTAAAAAACCGCTTATTTTTAACTCAATTTTGAATAAATTTTGTACAAAAAAACAGCAAACAAATGTGTGGTTAACCCTGCAAATGCTGTGGAAATTATGCTGCCAAACATGTCTGCATATGGATTGAAGAACAAAGATGTAAGAACGCCCATCCAGAAACTACTGCATTCAGGACAAAGCAATGGTTTGCGCAAATAAGGAATTTTAGCTATAAAATTTCTAACAGGCATGAATATTTCACTAAAACTGTACATTAGAGAAACTGAAAGAGATAGTATTAAGAAAACTGCAACTGCTTGTATCATAAGAAATAAATGGCAAAACTGTCATTTTCAGCAATAATATTGAATGCTCTGAATGCCCATCTCTCTTCTGTCATCTTCTTCTGCAAATCAGCAAAAGCTTCATCAGTTTTAGGTATTCTATAAATTTTGCCTGACACATTGGTGACTATGTATTTGGATATTATTTCAGCTAAATTTATTTTGAGAGCCAGATTTTCATTGTACCATTTATCTAAAAATGCATGAGCGGTGTCTCTGTTTGAATTAACAAATGCTTCTATCTTATTTTTACAAGAACAATTGGGGTTGGTTTTATAAGATTCTACATCTGCATAAATGATAGGAAATACAGATTGAACTGCAGTCTTAAATGAATCATGATTTTGTATTAACTCTAAAAAAATCTTAGATAGATATAAATTCTCTTTGGTTATATTCATAAAAATTACTTATTTTTACAAACAAGGAGTTCCACCATATGGAGGATTGGCACAATCTTGAGGTGTATCTGCGCACCAGTAGCAGCAGCAGCTTCCTATTCCTCCCAATTGGACTGTGCAACCATTTGGACAAGGCTGTGGAAAAGGAAGATAATTTGCATCAATGCACTGCTGATAACAACCACCCTCACTGCAATCACAAACAGTTGGAGTAGGTGTAGGTGTAGGAGTAGGAGTGGGAGTGGGAGTGGGGGTGGGTGTAGGAGTGACAGGGCAGCAGTTTGTTAGGTCTATTGAAGCATCATAATGTTTTTCGTAGTTTTCTGGACAATTTACATTGCCTTGTAGTACCACTGGTGCACCATTGGGACATATGCCTTTTAGATACACTTTACAAGACATAGTTGTATTAAAACTTTCGTCTGGTTTAACAGATTTGCAAGGCCCGCTTAACAAATCAATCTGCAAAGGGCTATATGGTTCTGAAGCAGCAGGGCCTGGCAGAACGCTACCATCTGGAATTGTAATGTTATCACATGAAGCAGCTCCTGAATAATTTATTATAGGAGCAGTTATAACTTCAAAATAAGCTGTACTGCCAGGACGTTGTGTATAATAGCTTTCACTCTTATGGCAATCACAACAAAAACAACCAACATACCATGGTGGATAGTTTCCAGTAAGAATGCCTGTATATTCATTTGTTACTTTTGTAATAGCATCTCTTATTTTTTGCCAAGGAGGAAAAACAGAATTTAAGTAATTTAAAACTGCTTTTCTATGGTTATTATTGGTTTTTTTTAATATACATTCAGGATTTACATCTGGACAATCATTTTTTTCATTTATCAAATCAATAGCTTTATCTACTGCTTGACAGCTATTTGTAAATTTATCTCTTAATTGTTTACAAAAATCTTCACTTCCTCCCTTACCAAATACTGGGTCACCTGTATTAACAGGCGTGTACTGCAACATAATATTATTAACAGCTGTTAGCCATGGTTTAAAATTATTAGCTATATTTTCAAATTCTACACAGCAATAAAGTGCATACGAGTTATTACAACAAGAAGAAATTATGGGTTCTGGTTGTGTAAGACCAGGGGTAAAAATTTGTATACCTTCTGGCTGTGGAGCATGTTGACATTCTTGATAGCTTGCAGGATTAGTAAAATTAAACAAAGGAGGGTTTATTACATATGTGGTTTGACCCCAACCCGGCCACACATCTCTAGTAATAGTAGCACCTACAACTTCTTTTTTAAATTTAAAGCCATATTGATAGAACTCTTTAATTTTGCACATGTCTGTGGCACCTTTTACCACATCATCAAAACCAGGTAATACATTAAAAACGCTCATAATTTACTCAGTAAAAAATAAAAACCCCGCTTTCCCTAGGTATGGATCTGTGTCTTCCATGCTTTTAACAAAGTCATTTAAAAATGAATTTGTCCAAATATTTACACCCGAGAAACCTAAAACATTAGAACCACTGGGTTGATTAAAAAAACTAGAAATATAATTGTTCATGGAAGTGTAGGGTGATACAAAATTATTTAACGTAAAGGCACTAGTAGCAGTTAAAGAAGAAGATAAAAATTGAGGCTTATAATTTAAGAAAGAAAACTTTATGTATGTCTCATCTGTAAGTGGATAAAAATAATCTATAAAAACTATTACTTTTGTATCTATTATTTTACTGTAAACAGGGTACCAGGCGTAACTATCAGGTACATAAACACCGGTAAAATTGGCAGTATTGGTTGCTGGAACATCAAACCCACTTACAGCAGATAATTGAAAAGAATTTGCAGAAATAAAAGATGAATCTTTAGAATATTTACAAACAGCCATGAGGCTTGAGCTTATTGTTTTAAAATTAGTAACATTTTTAAAATCAAAAACTAATACAGGTTCATAGTTATAAAAATCAGAATAAGAAGAAATTAAATTTATTGTTGTGTTAAAACTTGTACTATCTGTAAAATTTGTTGTAAATTTAAATGTGTTTTGATTGGAAAGAGTAAAATTATAGAAAGTATTGTAATTATAAGCAGTATTTTCACTTAATGATTGAACATATGCTGCTACATTAAAATTTTTGTTCTTACTTTGAAACCCAGCTACACCTGACAAAGCATTTAATGAAAAATTAAAAGAAAAAGGAGATTCAAAAGAAACACCAAATACATTTCCTGTGCTTAAATTTTCTGCATAACAAGTGACACTTTTCTGCCCACCATAAATAAAATTACCAGAAAGTTTAGAATTTAAGCTAAACTGATAAAAATTATTTCCATTTAGACAGCCATTATTTTTAGAAAAAGTTTTCTTAAACAATATTGGATAATCACTAATATTGGTAAATTCATCTCCTATTAAAATATAATTTGTATCATTTTCAGAGAAAGAAAAATTTGTTTCAACAGAAAAAACTTGACCTATTATTTTATTATTAAGCAGAGTAACTAAATTTTCAAAATCTGCTTGAGAAGGTATGCTTCTCTGTAAAAAGTTTTGTAATGTGCTGTAAATGTTCATCTGTAGTTTAAAGTATAAATTACGCTTGGAGTTTGGTTTTCAATAAATCTCCCGCTATTGTCCACAACATATCTACCGCTTAAAGAAATAACAAGCCCTTTGCTATTATCTTTAGATTGATAGTTGAAAATATCTTTTATTTTTTGTGTTAAAGAATAATAATCTATTATGTTTAGCATGGAGTCAAGGTTGGCTGAAATATAACCATCAAAAGATGAGCCATAGAAAAAATCTTTGTATGAAGCACTTAGAGGGGTAGAAGTACTAAATGCAGATGCAGGTGGTAATACTGCTTTATTAACTATAAAGTATTCATACTGCATTTAACTATTTATTATAGAAATGCAGATTTATATGTATTACCAGTATCTAAACCCTGAAATAAATGCTAAATGAATAATAGCTCTAAAAGATATGAACAACATGGCTATCGTTAAAATACCAAAAAAACATTTAAAAATGTATTTGTTAATCATTTTTGAGTATAATAAAGGAAATAAAATACAAATCAATATTGATTATTATTAAAAATGTTGTATACTTACAAGGTGAAAATGGTTGTTATATATGATATTGTGTATGAAAAGCTTGACAAACGCAAAAAGCTTCCTTCTGAACTTGTAGCAGACTTGGATGATTATAAATGTCAAGTAGGATTCGGTAACTTAAATTACCGTTCTCACCAAGCCATATTTGAAGCAACAGGAGCATACGCTAAAACCTGTAAGATAAAGAATTTAGATTAATGAAAATAGGTTTCAATTGCTCATCTTTTGATTTGTTGCATGCTGGTCATGTTACTATGCTTCGCATGGAACGAGAGCTGTGTGATTATCTCAAAGTAGCATTGCAGGTTGACCCAACAATAGATAGACCTGGTATCAAGAACAAGCCCGTGCAGAGCATCTATGAGAGATATGTTCAGCTTCAAGCGTGCAAGTATGTGGATGAGATTCTAGTGTACAGTACAGAGTTTGATCTGTTACAGCTATTAATGACTCAAACAATTCATGTGCGCTTCTTGAGTGAAGAATATGAGAACAGAGACTTTACAGGCAAGCAATATTGCATTGACAATGGTATAGAACTACATTATCATAAGCGTCGTCACATATATTCTTCTAGTGAGCTCAGAGAAAGAACAGCCAAGCTAGAGAGTGCTAAGAATGAATCAGTTATAGCAGTTCCTCTGCAGTATTCTCCAGAGCTAATAAAAACACCTACTAACGTGGTTAGCTAAAAAGTAGTTGACCTATTCTCAGATTCAGCCATAATATTGGCATGATGAAAAAACAAACGAACAAAGAGTACAGTCTGTTGGTGTACATGAATGCTCAGCACAAGTATACCGATTCAGAAACGCAATTAGAAACTTTGTGCAAAGAGAAGTTTAACGGACGCAATGTTGGAGGGGGCACCAATTTGAGCAATGGCAAGCGGGATCAGCAATTTGTTTTTAATAAACTCACTGATGCAAAAGCCTTTCTCAAGCATCCTTTTACCAAAGCAGTTACCCTCAAGAGTTTTGATCTTGTGGAGGTTGATTAATATGGAAAGCACAGAATACAAACTTCCTACTCTAAGTGAGTTTTATGATATGCTCGAGCATCATGACTGGAGTTATCAATATTCTGATGATCATCGTTACTGGCGCAGAGGCCAGCAGCAAATGGCTGAAATTCGCACAGCCATAGACTCAGGTGGCAAAGCATATAGTGATCTCTTTGAGCAATGGGATGGTTATGCATGGCGTGAAAAAGATAGTAATATTCCTAAGCCTATTAAACCTTAATGAATACAAATAATAACGAGCTTTTAATTGAAGCAGATACTAAATTGAGTGATCTGCTAGAGAAAGGCCATAATCTCACCATACCTCAAATGAGAGCTCTTCTCACTGTAAGAGATTATATCAGATTGCTTCGTAAGAATTTAATAGAAAATAAAACTTGACTGATTTCTATATTCCTGCATAATTGTTGTATGATGCCTGAGATGTATCAAAAGAAAAAATTTAAAGGTAAGCACCTCAAAGGATGTGTATATGAATACTCTACCTGGATGGGAGACGATCTAGGATGGGTAGATACTTTCAGAGATGTTCAAGGTGAAAAGGCTCTAAATGCTTACTATCAAGCCAAAGCAGACTTTGAAGAGAGAGATTTTCAGCGCAAGATGGGTTTTAAGCTTGCTAAATAATATAGTTCCTGCATAATATAGGCATGATGAAAAAACATAAAGATACATTTGTTAAAGATTGGGAGAAATGGGCCAACATGATGAATGCTCTGCCATTGCAAATCCGAGTCAATTGCCGGTCAGCAGCAGCCCATAGTATTGAAAGGAGTGGCATGCTACCGGAAGGCTGTGGCATCAGTTCCTCAGACATTAATCATGAATTGTTTAGCATATGGAAAGACAACGGCAAGGACTTAGCTGGGTATGTCTCTGCCATAGTAGAATTGTTAAACAGTAAAGATAGCATGGAGGTATTGACATGAACAAGCACGACTTTGCTTATAACTTGAGACGCATCATTGAATTGGCTCAACGCAGTACTGATGCTGTGGGTAGTGAGGATGATGATTGTCAGATTATTAAAGTGATTGCAGAAGACATGTTGAGGCATTGTAATGAACAAGTTTAAATTTGAATGGCAGTATGGTAATGCAGGAGCATCCAGCAAGGTTGGCAGTGTAGAAATATCTGAACCCAAACTTACCATGAAGTTTCAAGCAGATAGCCTAGATGAAATATTCAGACAGTTCAGCTTATTTTTAAGAGGATGTGGATATGATTTCAAAGGAGACATCATTGTTGAAGACTTTGATTGGGGTACTAATGTGGTAACTAAGTATAAGGGCTTCTCTGAACGGGAGCAGGAGGCAGGCACTGTAGCTGTGACTGAATAGATTAGACCTCTTGCGCGCCAGGCACATAGCCGGGAAGGCGAAGACCTAAGTTTCTAATCGTTCCTCCGCTCTTGATTTTTATGAGGTTCGTGGTGTAATGACAGCACTTCAGATTGTGGTTCTGACTGATAGGGTTTAAATCCCTCCGAACCTCCCTTTTATAGTTGAACAATTTTCTATTTCACTTATAATATAAACATGAAAAATACTAAGACGTTGCCAGAAATTAAAATTGGTCCATTCAAGCCTGCTAAGTATTATCAAGCTGACTTTACCGGTCCAGATAAATTCATGGATGAGATCACAGAACTGGGACGCAAAGTTGCTACAAACGATGAGCTTTTTAACATTGGTATTAACTATGTTCTTTCTAATGCAGTTAATGGTCAATTTGAGCTTACTTCAGTAGATAAGAAGAAGAAAAAGAAGAAGTGAGCTAGATGGCAGTTAAATTTACATTAACAGGAGAGCATTTACCTTATGGTGAATTGCAATCTGCTGAAACTAATAACTTGGTTCAGAGTAAAATTACCCATGAGTTTGTAGCAGAAACTTTAGATGAGGTGTTGCCTCAAATAAAGGCTTTCTTACTTGGATTGCAATATAACCCAGAAGGAGATCTGGAATTTGTTAATAATTATCCAGACACTCCTACAGAACAGCCTTTTGAATACAAACCATACAGTTGGCAAGAGCATAATCCTGTGCATGCCAAAGATATTAAGCAGACCACTACCCTAGGTAATACTAAGAAACATAATTGTGTGTCCAAATTGTAAGCTATTAATTGGTACAGAGTTTAATTTGAGCGTATTTATCCTGCTAGGATTTGTTGCTTGCATAACTGCATTTCTCATTTATATTATAAGAAAGAATATATGAGTGATTTAGTAGATGTTTGGTTTACTTTGGAACAATTGAAAACAATTAAACTTTCTCTAAGTAATTATTACCATGAATGTTCTTCAGATTCTCAATTGGAGCTTGATCCTATCATAGAGCATATTGACCATCTTATTAAACATTATAATCATAAATGAGCATAGACCCCAAGAACAAAGTAGATAAATTTATATTAGAAGCTGTGAAGAAAATGTTCTCTACTATTGGAGAGAAATATACTGCAGAGTTTGTATTGGACAAAACCTGGTTTCAAAAGAAACAATGGGATATGCAGCAAGAGAAAAAGTTTAAGAAATGGTTTATTGGCCATGCCAGAAAGCGTTTGGGCTGGAATAAAGCATTAAGTGAAAAAGAATATAGCTGGTTTAACTTGATGTGGGGGTGGAGTTACAAGGATGAAACAAGAGCTAGAAAACAAACTGTATGAGATATGCAATAACTAAAACTTATGATACAGATTCAGACAACCCATATACAAATAAAGTACCTAGTTTTAATGTTATTGATCTAAAGAACGGTCTTCAGATCATGGATACATTTTATACTCAAGAAGCTGCTGAAAGATACTTGAGTGATATTATTGATGAAGCAAGAACTAGAAAACAAACTGTATAACGATTTTCCCAAGCTCTTTCGTCAGAAAGACCTGGACAAAATGCAAACATGCATGTGCTGGGGCATTGAATGTCCTGATGAATGGTTTGATGTGATCTACAAAGCATGTCAACTAATTCAATCCAGGATTGATAATAATCAGCATTTATCTGACAAATATCCGCAAATTGAATTTACTCAAGCCAAAGAGAAATTTGGAACTTTGTGCATGTACTACCATCCCCCCACTGATTGGGTGGATGGGGTGTTAGACATGGCAGATGCCATATTATATAATGATAAGTTGATTGGCAGACAGCTTAAATGAATAGTGTGATTGAATTTGCAGATGTGGCTTCTGTATTTTTATGCTTGAGCTTCTTCATATTCTGCTATATGATGTTTAAGAATAAATAAATTATGGGACTATTTGACACAGTAATTATTGAAAAACTTAAACTGGAATATCCTCCAGAAGTGGATAGCTTCTTGAAAGAAAGAAATGCAGAATTTCCTAATGATTTTCAAACCAAAGATTTGGATTGCAGCATGGCCATGTACAAAATCACAGAAGATGGCCAACTGTGGCATGAGCAAAGGGTCCCTAATGGTAAGAAAGTAAAAAGAGAGCCATGGCCCAGGTTCAAGCAGGACTTGTCTTGGCTGGAAACTGTTTACTGGGATTATAGAGAAAAGCAGCTTGATAAAAAAATGAATGCATTGTATTCTGAATTTGATGAAGGTTATGATTTGGTTTTCAAACCTTCTAATGTTACTACCACTATCAATCTGTATACTTTTGAATTGATTCAAGACAAATACTTGACCTTAGATTACGAAGTAATCTTGGTAGGAGGCAAAGTAGTGAGCTCCCGTTTAACTCATCATGAGATTGAAACAGATGAAGAAAAAAATAATAGAGAGATTAGAGATAAAGAGTTAGACGAAAATCTAACCGCCCGCAGAAAAGCTTTGAATAAACTGCATGCACAATGGTATTACCCTGTTATTAAAGAGGTATACAATCCTCTGGTATTTCTTACAAGTAAGTCCCTGCAATACATAGCAGAAAGACTAAAACAGTTGAGCTATAAGCTAACAAAATATTGAAAATACTTTTAAAAAAGAGAGAAAGGAGTATATCTGGGTGAGTAAAGATAAACAATTAGAAAGTGCTTGGAAAGTGAGATTTCCTTTTTGGTTTTGGGGTAAACTTCCCTTCAATTTAAGATATGAAATCTTTCTGTTTCACAAGTTGAGAGAATGGAGAGATGGAATGTCCTTCTTTGAATTGATTATTAATTTAGACAGGTATGACAAATTTGAATATATAAAATTTAAAGATAACCCTACATTTAATTTTCATTTAATCATTTTAAACTTTACAATATTTCAGATAGAAATATACAAAAGAAAAAATGACTAATAACGAACTTCACAACGAATTGATGCATGTTGTGGTGAGGCTCCCCCAAGATTATGAGCCTTTTGGAACAGTTAAGAGATGGGAAGATGATAACAAAAATTATCCAGATTGTTCCATGGGGTGTAGGTATTATAAACCTCTGAAAGGAGAGTTGGGCCAAGATTGGGGTGTTTGTGTTAACCGCAACAATTACAGGTTTGGATTATTGACTTTTGAACATATGAGCGGGGTTACTTGTTTCGAAAAAGCTTGACCATATTCTAAATTCCTACATATTTTAACCATGGATTTAACAACTAATGTACAAAGACTAGTGGAAGAGATCTGCTACATGTCTGAGGGATTTGGAAGTATAGACAGAGCTATTAGCTTTGCTAAAGATAGACAAATTAATCTTAACTATCATGTTCCCGGTCATATGTGGCCAGACATTGAGCTTGAGTTGGAAGAGCTTATAGCCAATCAATAAAAAGCTTGACTAAATTTCTAGTTCCTTCATAATATAGGCATGATGAAAAAAGATACATTTATAAAAGATTGGGAAGAATGGGCTGATATGACCAACAAGCTTCCTTTGGAGATTCGAGTCAATAGCCGCAGGGCAGGGGCTTACAGTATCAAAAAGAGTGGCATGCTACCAGAAGGCTGTGGCATCAGTTCTTCAGATGTTAATCATGAATTGTTTAGCATCTGGAAAGATTGCGGTAAAGATTTTTCCAGCTATCTTTCAACGTTAGTTGAGCTTTTAAATCAGAGAGAAGATAGTGAGGTAATGGCATGAAGCTTTCCGTTAATTTAGTTATTTTTATTCTGGGCATTTTATGCTGGAGTATTATAATTAGTGGAAGTATATTAATAAATTATCTACTCAAATGAATCATACTGAATCAAATAATTTTACAGAAGAACATCTTGGCAAGAGAGTAAAATTCTATCTGGATGATGGTTCGCTTTTTACTGGCATTATTACTAGTTTTCCCAATGAAGAGCATGTGTCTGTTCTGGTTGATCATGCCTGGTCAAATTGGAATTGGTATGTGAGGAATGAAGCTGTCTTGCTTGTATGACTCAGAAACAAGCTCTTAAAATATTGAAGTGCATTCAGATAGATCCCTCCCTAGCAGACCAATTTACTGAAGAAGAAATAGAACAACTTGAATGTGAAGCTCATAAAAAAGCTTGACAAAATATAATATTTCACTCATAATATAACAATCATGAATATAAAAGTGGGATCTACAAAGTTTCAACATATCAGTGAAATTACCATTCCAGATGTGTATTACCGCAGGCTCAAGTGTGGCAATGAGAAGATTGATGCTGCATTTGGTGATGGCATTTTGCCTGGTAGTAGCATTACTCTGACTGCCCGGGCTGGCATGGGCAAGACTACTTTTGTGTTGCAGTTGCTGGAAATGCTTAACAATCAAGGACACAAAGTGGGCTACTGCTCTTCTGAGGAGAGTGTTGCCCAGCTTGCCATGACTTGCAAACGTTTGCAAGTGAAGAATATCCAGGTGTGCAATGAGAGTGATGTGGATACCATCTCCAAGTACATGGAAGACTTGGATGTTGTTGTGGTAGATAGCTTTCAGAGTTTGGTCAAAGGCAATAAGAAGGGCAGAGAGCTGGAGAAGTATTGCATTGAGAAATTGGTAATTCGTGCCAAGGAGACTGAGTGTGCAGTTATCTTGATCTGTCACAATACCAAAGCTGGTGGCATCAAGGGCAGTTCTTTTATTATTCATGCTGTGGATGTTAACATTTCTATTCACCAGATCAAAGACGCTGATATTAATGCCCGTTGCATTCGGTTTGATAAGAATCGCTTTGGTCCTGCAGTTGATATTGAAGGGTTCATTGAATACTCTGGTTATGACTTTGACAAAGAGGTGGTTGTTGATGCAGGTGCAGATAACAAGCCTTCCAAAGCAGACAAGAAGAAAGAGCAGAGAGACATTATTCTCAAGATGGAAACGGTTACTGTGCAAGAGGTTTGCAAGAAACTCAGCATTGACAGTACCCGTGCAGGATTTCTTCTCAGAGAACTGGTCCTGGAATGCAAATTGGTCAAGCAAGGCAGAGGGGTTGAAGCCACTTATGCCAAGCCTGATATTAATGTTGACTAGGTCTTATATTCCTTCATAATAGTATCATGATGATTGCACAAGATACCAAAGTTATTAACGATAGCCATTTTGACCGTCTTTATAATAAAGACTTTGTGTTTGATGTTCATGATACGAATAACTTTCTTCGCCTTCCTAATGGCAGAGTTCAGGCTAACGTTTCTTTTAGCCCTCGTTATTCAGATCGCTATTCCACTAAGAATAACTATCTTTTTATTAGCGGTGAGCGTGGTCCTCATGAGTTAGATTCCTCTGTTAAGTATTACCATCAAGAGCTTCAACCTGGCCCAAAAGGTGAGGATGAAGCCATGGATAAAGAATGGCGTATTTACAATCGTAAAGAAGTTAAGATCATGAACACATATCTTCTTATTCTGGGTTGTGAAATTGAATATCGTGCTAAGAATGTTGACAGCGAAACTTCGTGGGATTTTCCTGGTTTCTATATGGTACTATCAGAGTGGCTTAACAAGAGTGGTTTTTATAATCGAACCTTCAGTCCTTATGCTGGCTGCCAGATATGCAAATGCTCCCCTGGCTTCAAGTTAAAGAATGTGCATCCTAGCATTAAGAATGTGGCCATGTATGTGGATTTCAAAGAAAATGAGTGATGGCATTTACTTGGAAGCTATTCAAAATCTTAGAGAAGAAAACAAGAAGCTAGAAGAGCAAGTTTCATCCCTGAAAAAAATGATTGAGGACCTTATCAATTCCTATAACATTGTTATTAAATGAGCGCATATATCTACAAATTAATTAGTCCGAAGAAATATACTTGGATGAATGTACAATTTGAGACCAATGGACTAGCTGAAACCAAACCAGTCTATCATCTTAAGTTTTGGTATAAACCATACAACGGTATGGAAGATGATAAGAAACTTCAAAAACAGTTATGTAGAGAAGAGAGGAAGACCAAAGAGCTTTTTAAAAATGTAAAGGTTGAATATGCTATTCTTACATTTGGCTGGGATGGGGGTAAGGGCAGTATTAGTAAACCTTTTAATCATGGGGAATACTTTGGATGCTATCAAGTAGTCAATTGGAATAAGCTGAGGCGAAATGGTGAAATTATTGACCTTGACGAAGCCTGGCTAGGTAATTGTAATAGGATTTGTTTTAATGATGAGGCATTTGATAACATCTATCATAAAGCCTTCCTAGCTTCAAGAGAAGATATTGTAGATGAGGTGATGAGTTGTGCCTGACATGTATCACAAGAAGAAGTTCAAAGGCAAGCATCTCAAAGGGTGCAAGTATGAATACTCCACCTGGATGGGGAGCGATCTGGGGTGGGTGGATACTTTCAGAGATATAGAAGGTGAAAAAATTCTGAATGCATATTACCAAGCCAAAGCAGACTTTGAAGACAGAGATTTTGAACGCAAAATGAAATTGGTTTGACTCTATGAAATACATTTCACTGCACATGGGTGGGGAACAATATGACTATGCTTATGAGCCACAAACTTGCACAGTGTATACTCAAATGTTCAATCAAGTGCCTGTGCACAGTGTGCATTTGAGGTGTGGTACCATTCTCAAGCATGATGACTTGAGACAGTTGATACAAAATAAACTGCAAGCTTATGAAATGCTTGAAAACAGCTTTTGATACAGTATAATCATGTGATGAAACATGTATTTGAATTGTATGAACATGGAAGCAGAGGCATTGTATTCAAAGGGTATCAAACTGTGCATGCACCAGATGCTGAAACTGCCAGGCTATCTGCACAAGACCAATTTCCAGAATACCATGTGGTGCCCATTCATGTGCCTGAGGGCAAGCAGTGAGTGTGGTCAAAATGATGGGTGAGTATTTTCAAAACACCATTTATGCACACACACATGCAGTGTTTGCTCAATTGGGCATCACCATTGACAAGGATAACATCTGGCATGATTTGGCTCAAACCACCCCTCAATGCATGAAGAGCACATTTTACATCAAAGGTGTGGACAATGTGGTCAGAAAAGACTTTCATGCTGCAGTTGCTGCCAGCAAATTGCACAATCCCCAATTGACACAACTCAAAGTCAAAAGCAAGAGACCAGGCAAAGAAGTTAGATTCTACCTGGAAGTTACCAAGAGTGCACTCTGAGTGACAGCCCATGAATTTGTTCAAATGTATCTCAAATTCTATTATGACTCTGTGGTCATGAGGAATCAAGATATGCATGAGAAGTTTGATGACTTGGCAGAAATGGCTTTGCAGATTATTAATGAAAAAAATTAACATGTTCATCATGGACTTTGCAGGATATTTTGTTATTCTGGCAGGAGCAGCATTGATTGCAATGGTGGAAATGTTGGTTCAAATGAAACAAACGTTGCAGAAGTTTTTGTTGGATTTTATTGTTCCCTTGATTTTAGAATTTGCTGCATGTGCAAATTGGATTTTGGCAATTGCCTGGCAAGGAACATTGAGCATCACATCAGATGTTGCTCTTCAATTGAGCCAATGGTTGTTGCATGTGAGCAGAGTGTCTCATGCCAGGAGTGAACAGTTAATTTGTAAAACTTGGCACAACTGAGAAACTGCAGCATATGCTGCATGCATGAACATGGAGCCACCTCAAAGACACATGACTCATGTTAAAAAATCATAATTTTGCCTGGTTTCCCATGAATATTTGCATGCCTGAGGCAACTATTTCATGGTGGAAGCTGTGCAAATCAAATATTTACAACCCCTGATAATAAATAACTATATGAGAAAAGATGATCATCTAATTTATGAATCTTTGGTACAAAGCAGGATGCCTATGGGTGATGAGCAGGCAGCTAAGATTATTACAGATAAGATCAAAGGTACTCCTAATCTTAACATACAGAACATAAAAATGTATGTGCAAAAATATCTAGGAATGGTGGGTAAATCACCATCAGATGTGGATTATATTGCTTCTCTGGTGCATGATAATTTACAGAACATGGGCATGGGAGAGAATGCTGAAGGTCCTGTGAAGATTGACAGAGTGAGTGCCACAGATATCATAAAACCTGTGTCTCAACAATCTGGACCTGTGAAAATAGATTGGGGAGTAGAAGATGATGAGAATGCCTCAGGTGCATCTGCTGCTTTTCATTATGATCCCATGCCCGGATTAGAAAAGACAGCTGTCCAAATTAGAGACTTATTGCAAGGGGCAGCCAATGATGAGGTGAGAACTGAGCACATCATCAAGATGGCCCAGACCATACTAGGCTCTCCTAAAGACTATGATGCCAATGAATACAGAAAAATGCTGGATGGATTGATTGTGCTGTTGAACAGATTCATTGTAGTCCCCATGAATTAATTTTTTTAGAAAACTAAAAACACCGTTATTCCATTAGCTTTAGCTGCACGGTTGGGCCTGAAAAATTCTCAGACACATAAATATACACATGGCCTTGGGCACAGTGGATTATGTGAGTACTGCACCATGGAACAATGCATTGAACCCATGGCCTCAGTATGCTCAATTGCAATTGTCTGCTGCAGACATACAAGGTGGTGCATGGTTAACATATACTCTGTTACAATTTGATCCATTAACACCTGAAATATTTTACAGTGCCAATACAGAAGAAGGCAATTACTTGACATGCAATGGAACTGAATGGAAAGTTATAGCTCAAGAAGAGTTAGATTATTATATTTTAACAACTGCAATCAGAGCCTTACCTGCAGGATACAAGCAAGGCAACACGGGCTGGATTGCAGTAGAAGGTAGCCAAGTGACCAGCATCAGCATCATGCCAGTGACCACAGTGCTAACTCCATGGGAATTCAGAAGAAGAAGATCATTGGAATATGTGTAAAAAAAGCAGATAATATTGGAAAATAAGTGAAAAACAGAAGGAAAAACATTGAATTGTGGTGGAAAATGACATTTTTCTGTTACCCGGCACTGTACATTGCAGTGTATTTGATGTATGTTGTTAGTAGAAATGGCTAGGAAATACAGAAATAGTGGGAAAATACCAGAAAATGCTTGACTAAAATACGCGATCATATACAATAGGTAAATGATGAATGCAACAGAACAAGTCGGACTTAAATTCGAAACCTATCAAGAGCTCTCAGAGGGGGCCAAGGAGCTCTATAATACCATGTTCGATTATTTCACCTATTCTCCGGACCCTCGCTATAAGCATATCCACGAATTTAGGAAGCGTATTACCAGTTACAAGGGTAAGGACTTTACGATTCTCCAAGAGTACTTTAATAATGAACCGGCTATACAGTGGCATGGACAGTCTGCTCCTCCGTGGGAATACTTTAAAGATCCTTATTGAACTATTATCCCCGGACAACGATTATCCCCGTCTCATTTCTACACGAACTTAAACAACGATTATCCCCGTTTGAGAATAATAGCCTTGTATATTCGTTAACCGCCTCTATAATATACTGATGGCTAGATGGAAGAGAGGACAAGAGATATACGAAAAGCTTATCTCCAATTTAGGGGAGTATATATCTGAACAAACCTCCGATTCTAGGGCCCTGGCATATGCCAAATCTAGTATACCGGAGTTTATAGATGGGCTTACTGTAAAAGACCTTAACCTCATCCACGAATACCTCTCCTATAGAACAGAGATTACCCCCGATATCCGTACCCCCACCTACGTGTACTCAGGCGGTGACAGGATAGCTGCAGTTACCCGATACCTACAGAAGAATATAGACCTTGAATTGGCCAAATGCTATGCTTAAATGGGCCTGTCAGGTCCCGGCCATGGGTCTGTTTTCTAGTATAGTAGGAATTCTGGTACTGTTCTACCTGCTTCTTAAACTTCTGTAACTTGTTCATCTTAGCATTTTGCTAAATGGTTGAAAATGACTGAGCAGACCTAACCATTTCTGTCTCAACACTCTCTGTAGTTTGTTCATGCCCAACAATCCAACCACTGTTCATAATCAACACCTTTACGCGTAAAGTAAAGGTCCAGAGCCCCCTCCTCCTCTCCTAATATAAGATGGTACTGCCTTCCTAAATTGTCCCTATATTATAAAGGAATTCTAGATTCTGTCAATAACAAAATAAGGCTTGTTGCAACCCCAAATTCAGATATAATATAGGTATGATGAAACTAGAAAGAAAGAAACAAATTAGTGAGCTTATTGAAGAGACATTCAATAATGTTCAAAAACTAAATGAATTGTTAAAGAAATCAGATTATGAATGGGCCAATAAGAATTGGGAGTCTGAAAATGATGATGATTATGAATTGGCTGAATCCATTCTTAATGTGGGAGAGAATCTTAAAGATTGGGGCAAGCAATTTAGGGGTTGACTAAATCCAAAATTCAGCCATAATATAGGTATGATGAAAGAAGAAAACAAAAGAACGTTTGAGGTAGATATTGCAGTCACCCTCTTTATCACTCAAGAAGTAGAAGCAACAGATGAAGATGAAGCTCAAAGAATTGCAGAAGATTCCATCAAAACTGGAACTGTAATGAATGCTTGGGAGTGTAGAGATTGTGAGATTGAAAGTACAGGCTGTACTGAAGTGGAGGTAGAGTGAATACATTCCAACCTTATACACAAACAAATGTTGTAGACTTCTATAAGGAGTTGGTTAAGAGGTGGGCTGATGACCAATTGGACCAACTGCATGAATACCCTATTACTGATAGGAAGAATGCATTAGCAAGGCTTCTTGACTCCTCTCTAGATGTGTTCCGAGATGATATTACAGAAGAAATCAGAAAAAGAAATTTGTCTTTTTTGGTTGACTAAAAACTAAATTCCACCATAATAGGTGTATGATGAATAAAGAACAATACTTACAAATTGACTTGTATAATGGCAAAAGCAAATGGATCTCCAAAAAGGACTTTCTCCTTTTTACAGTAGGGGATGGTACTGAAGAGGCAGATTATAATTGGAAAGACAATTGGGAATATATTAGAAAGACTCCCACCCACACAACCTATAAAGGGGAAGAGTGTATTTTAGTAGATTTCACCAACACAAAATTGGCTTGACCCAAACCCAAATTCAGCCATAATATAAACATGATGAAACCATTAACCGAAGAACAACTCAGTTACCGCGCACTTGACCTGCACATGACAGCTGAGAACATCCGCACCAATCTATCCAATATTGAGGCGATGTTGAGTATATCCAATCCTAATTGGAAGAACTTGTATACAGCATTACAAGAGATTGATAGCAAAACTGATCGGCTATCAGATCGGGTTCGCTGGAAATAAGAGTTGACCAAATCCTAATTTCCCATATAATATGAGTATGATAAATGATACAGAGAGGTGGGAGAGAATGTTGAAGGTGGGTTATTCAATTGAGAACATTATTAATGGGCTCAAATATATTGGAAATGAAATTAATATTGAGACTCCTTTATGGGAAACATTCTGCAAAAGAATTGATACAATCGACAATAATGTGGATAAGCTCATTGAATTGATTGAGATCAGAAAGCAGAACAAATGAAGTTCTCTTATAAGAAGCTGGTTGATGAGCATACAAAAGCTCTGAAGTTAAGATGGGGTAGTGACTGCCTCTCCGAAGGGAGCAAGACAGCCATCAATTATGGATGGTCACAGACAGACAATTCTATCTGCTCTAAAATATATCAAGAGAGTGGGCATCAAGTTTTAGATACTTGGTTTGATGAAGAGGATAAGATTTACAGGTCAGCCCAATCCAATTATTGAGTTGACTAAAACAGAAGTTCTTTCATAATAATAGCAGTTCCTTCCGCAGTACGGGTTTGACTAGCCCAATTGATGTACTGAAGCCCCAACGCCCAGAGTCTGAGGCGAGTAGAGGTGGGTATATTGTCCTAACTACTGTCGACGTTACTAGAGTAGGGGAGTCGGAAGGAGCTACTTTTTTAGTTGACCCAAACAGAAGTTCCATCATAATATAGGTATGATGAATAACACAGAACTAGCCAAGGCCTTGACAGTGATGGTAACTGATCCCAAGATCAGAAGCTTCCTAGAAGATAACGATCCCATGGCTCTGAAGCAAGCCACAGAAGCTCTCAGAAACTATTTTAACCAATATCAGACCACCCATTACACACTTTCAGGTGAAGTGCCCTGGACGCCCCCAGTGGGACCTGCTGATTACTACCCTGATTGGGATTTCTATATGAAGCCTCACCATGAATACACTACAGACATGAAGACTGAGCCTTTGAAGTGGGGTCCGTTTGGAGAAGGTGGCTCTACACCTCTTGGGAAATAACTGATGCTGTACATCATTAAGGTAGAGAAGATGTGTGAGGCTGTTATAACTGTAGAAGCAGAGAGTGAAGAACAAGCCAAAGAGAAAGCAGAATTTCACAAATATAATATGGTTCTTGGTTGGAAATAAGAGTTGACTTCAACCCAAATTCCTGCATAATAGTAGTATGATGACAATGACGATCAAAGAAGCGGTGAAGAAGTACAAGAAGCAGGACACCTGCAGGTACTTCCTCAAATGCACCAATAAGGCCACCACCACCATCCCCAACCCCATTCTAGGAGAGGTGCCTGCTTGTAAGAGCTGTGCAGACTTCTATCGGAGACAATCATGACATACAGAGAACTAGCCAATCGTATCAACCAGATGAATGAGTACCAACAGGACTGTCATGTAACCTATTGGCATGATGATGAGTATTATGGTAAGCTGATTATCGACTTCGCTGATGTGAGGACTGAAGATCGTTTAGATGGATGGCATCCTTACTTAACTCAATTACCTTCATGACATACAGAGTAACTTGGTATTCCAATTGGGTGAAGCCTGAAGTTTATACTGAGCTCACCAAAGCAGAAGCAGAAGAACTAGTTAGAGAGGGTGTGGAGCGTCAGTACAGAGTAGAAGTGATAGAAGAGAACTCTGTGGAATATTGGGCCCAACCTGAGCGCTTAAAGTAGTTGCCGTTAACCTAACTTTCGCATATACTATAGGTATGATGAATAAAGAAGTTACTTACGAGATATACGATCAAATGATTGGTGAATGGCGCAATGTTACCGAGCCCGCTATTGGCGGTATCAAGTGGGGTAAGCGCGAACAGATTGGGGATGAAGTCCAGTCTGCTTATTACGATCACACTTATTACAAGGTACCCTTCTATGGTCCTTGCGATCTGGGTCGTATGCAACGAGCTCTCTACAGGTTATATCCTGCTCGCTTTAACAAATTTGGTGGTTATACTACCGTTAGTAAGGTAGAAAAGCTTGATGATCAACACATTAAGGTAGAGATGTGCTACCATATTGGCGATTAGTAATTGTAGTTACAATAGTTTACAGCTCTTAGTTAGATTTTCTCTTGCCCACAGTGGTTGTAAGTTCTTGTAATTGAAGCACTGTTTCTGCTGTTCTACATCAGTTAAATCAAAGCTAGAACAAGGGAGAATGTGATCCACATGCCATCCACGTGCTCCATAATTATCCCAAGACATCCCTGGTTTAAACAAGGATTCAATATGTTCTCTCAGCTGTTCTATAGAACATCCAATCAACTCTTGCGTTCTTTTAGACTTAGGAGCTTTACCCTTGAGTGCATGCCATATGCGATTACCTAGCAGTTGCTTGAGTCTGGTACCAGGATTACTTTTATGAAGAGCTCTGCGTCTTTCATAAGCTTTTTGTTTATTCTTAAGAAAGTAAAGCCTCATACGCTCTTTAGCTTCAGGTGTATCTTTAACACTATTATAGTATTCTCTAGCTTTTTGTCTGTGATACTCAACCCAATCTCTCATCATATTATTTATGCTTGAGCTTAAGGGAGTTTCAACTACAATACAAATATGATGAAAAGCCGATTAAGAGACATTGAAGACATTGTTTTAAACATACCAGAAACGAATGAGCTCAAAGGACAATTGAGGACCGCTATCAACGATAGTGATATTCGTACTGAAGATAAGCGACGTCTTCATATGCACATCAATCAATGTAACACTATCAACGACTTACAGCGCCTATTCTATAACGCTTTACTCAAGTATGAAGGACATGGAGTTGTATGAGTTGGGTGGCTAGAAAGATTTGTATGTCAGATGACGTTGATCAACAGCAGGTTATCAAAGAGTACTTTGATAATAAAGAACAAGTAAGACTACTTCAAGAGCAAGAGATCAAGAAGTTCTGGAGTGAATATGAGGATGAGTACTACAATGGATAAGCTTATTCAGTTCTGTTTGATGGTGTTAGCTAACCTCATTGCACTGGCTATCTATGGTATTGTTACAGTCTGTATATGGAGGGCCATTTGGTAGTTGCCGTTAACCCAAATGCCATTATAATAGGGGTATGATGAATAACACAGTTACCGTTGAGTTGCCTCGAGCTGAAAAGGTTGAGGACAGCACAGGAGGCAGGGTGGGCTATTGCATCGGCCATCTCTTGAACCTCAAACAGATGATGCATATCAATTCTGGCCATGGAGGTGAGGGAGTGTTCTCTCAGTCTGAGATGCTCCAACAGATCGATAAGGTTATCGACAAGCTGGACCAGATCACTTACCCTTACGCAGTTTAAATTGATGAGTACAACTGAACAAGCCACCGGTTATGAAACACCCTACAACGCAGAACTGCATTGCAAAAAGATTGCATGGATGGTTAAGAACAGTCCTGAATGGGATGACACGAAGCAGACTCTGGAAGAGTACCTGGAAACCGTCCCAGATTACCCCACGGATGCACAGGTGGAAGGCTTCAACCATCTGTACGTGGCACCTTTTGTGCCTGTTAAGAAACAGAAGCCTTATGAAGGAGAAGATGTAAATGAAGGATAAGTTGGATCAGAGCTCTGAGCTCAGAGACATCTTTGCTGGGTTGGCTATGCATGCACTAATTGGTCAACCAGCTGCCACTCACAAGTGGGTGGCCCACCAAGCGTACAAGTATGCTGACGCCATGCTTGACGAACGTGACAGCGTCAGTGATAATAAGGAGAACAAAAGCTAGTATTTGTTGCTCTTTTTGATATTATCAACTGCCCACAGTGGCTGTAGATTTTTAATATTAAAACACTCACTCACTTGAACAGGATCACTGAGATTGAAGCTGGAGACAGGCCTGATATGATCAATGTGCCACAAGTGCATGTTATTCCAGGTCATGCCAGGCTGGAACAATGCTTCTATGTGTTGTCTGGCTTGAGTCCAGTGAGTGATGCCCAGCATGCATTTGGTATGCCTCTTCAGGTAGCTGGTAGCCTTGAGAGCAGCTCTGGTCCTGGCTCTGCATCTGACAGCAATCCTCTCCTCAGGTGTATTGGCTTTAAAGACTTCGGGATGTTCTCTGGTATACTTCTTGCGGTATTCACTCTGTTGCTGTTTGTTCTGTTGGTACCACTGTCTGCCTTTGATCAGTCTTTGCTCTCTTTGCTCAGCAGTTTCATGCATTCTTTTGGCCTTAGCACGCATAATCTCTTTCTGAATCCTGTCCTGGACATATGCAGGGTCTTTGCGCCTGTGTTGCAGATACTCTCTCTCACACTGTCTGCATGTTTGCTGCAAACCATGCTTGCCAGTCTTACACTTATTAAAGTCAGCAAAGTTTTTGTGTATTTTGCAGCTGCTACAGTATTTGGTCATTTATATATTTATGCAAACACAATGAGATGGTCCACTATTTTTAGCATTGATTTACTTGGATGGTTCAACTACAATAGGAGGTACAATGCAAACAAATAATATTACAGGTGAAGTTACTAACAAGTTGGTGCAGATGTTTGAATACATCAACGCTGAACTTGAATTAAATTTAGACACTCCAGTGTTTACTCTAATTCCTAATCGTGGCCGTCAGAGTTACTATGGATGGTTCTGGCAAGGACGGTGGCAGAGCGGCAAGAAGAACTTACCAGAGATTAATATTACTGCTGACACCCTCAAGAGGTCTGTGGAAGACATCTTTGAAACAGTTTTGCATGAATGTGTACATTATGTGAATTGGTCCAAGGACATTGTGGACTGCAATGTGAACCAGTATCATAACAAAGCGTTCAAGAAGCAAGCTGAAGCATTTGGCTTGAAGGTCGAACGTATGCGTAATAAGGGCTATGCGAAGACCTCATTAGATGAGAAGGCCAATAACCTGGTTAAGAAGTACAAATGCAAGTATTGCAAGGATGACAAGAATCCCTTTCATGTGTACCGGGTAAGTGAAGAGCGCATCTCTATCGTAAAGAAGAATCACAAGAGGTTCATTGCCATTGATGGTGCATTGGCCACACAAGCTGAAGGACGGTATGACAGTGGCACCTTGCGTCAATTGGTAGAGCATTTGCTACAGTCATATGTATCTGAAGGTGATGTGTATGAACACATGGCCACAGGCAGTGTGCATGCAGAGGTCATGTAACCGTGGTATGCATTGAACTGGCCCTAGTCATAGCCGTATTAAGTTTGTTATTGACCTGCCGCTACTAACCCCATACAATCAGAGGCATGATGAATACACAAGTAACAGAATATAAGACCATTCCCACGCAATTCAAGAAGAAGGGATTTGTTTACACTCAATTGAAGAGAGAAGGTGCAAGGGCCATCTATCAACAGACCCGAGAGGGGTCGACCATTAACAATTACGAGGTAGTTAAGATTGGACGGCACAATGGCTACATCATGGGTGGTGTTGCAATTGAGCCAGCAGAGACCTATCCAGGCTCCAGCTTGTGGGGCATTACAGGGTGGACTTGCACTAGCTTGGAAGATGCTTGCAAGCGGTATGAAGCATTGAGCAGCTAATGTTTGACATAGCTATGGTGCTAGGCTTTGCCTGGTTGCTGGGTTGGTGGACATGTTTTGTCACATTGAACAAAGCATGGAAGACAGACATGAAGCAAGCATTGTTGGGTTGGATTGTCAAGAAGATTGGCAAACCAGACTAGTCATTGCATGGGGCAGGTAGCTTAAAGGTGAAGCGCTCGACTCATAATCGAAGGAGTATTGGTTCAAGTCCAATCCTGCCCAAGGCCAGTGGTTGCATGATACAATCTGTAGCAGAGTACATGGAGATGAAACGCAAAGTGGCACATGCATTGGCATCAGATGATCATTGGTTTGTCAGCACCACAGTTGATTGTCTGAGCATGTACCCTGCCAGCATTCCATGGCATGTGTCTGAGAATGGTGCCAGTGCACGCTAGACACTGGCAGTAATAGAGAACCCAGGCACGCGAATTCTGTCATATGCACAACTCAGTTCTGGTTTCTAGAAGGTGCATGCCAAATTTTTTTTGCAAAATCTCAGAGAATTCCATGTAGGGTTTTCCATAGCCAGTAGATTGCCGGTGCCGTAATCCAGCCTATCAGAACACCCAACACAATTAACACAGTACCTACAGCACAATCATTCATGAACCATTTGACTGCTTGGTATAGGCCATGGCGCATATCCTTACATTAATAATTGGCTTTTACGTACAATGAACTCAACACACTTTGTCCTGTGGCCACCCACCCAGCTCCACTGTCCATGGGTTCCACAGTGGAAGGTGTTTTCAGATATGCCACATCATTCAATGTGGACAAGTAAAAGCTAACGGTTGCCAGAGTTTCCACAAACCACCGGTCCACTCCAGCATAGTTTGCATATCTCAAGTTTGTGTATGGTGCATTACTATATGTTGCATCTGGTACACCTGGATTAAAAAAAATCAGATTTTTGGTATCCAAATTGATGTTGCTGGCACTCATGGTCACACTGAATGACAAATACCATCCATTCTTTTGATATTCAGGCACTGGTGCTGGTGCAGCCACACTCTGTGCCACAGGACAACCATTGTTTAACACAGATTTTAATGATAATCTGTTGTTCACAGCATTTCTTTTCTGTCTCTGCAAGTCTGCATATGTGGGTACATTGGGCATGCAATTATTTATGCACAGTCTGTATCCACTTCATCCAATTCATCTGCATCTTCATCCATGTCATCATCTGGTGGATATATGTCCATTCTGATCATATGCTTTTATTCACCAGCTGCATCTGGTTTAAAGCACTTGTTGCACACAGCAATTGCTGTGTTTCTTTCTTGTTCTGCGTTGCATCTCCTGCAGATCATATGATTTGAATGTGGTCCCATGTTATTTATGGCCTCTATATTCTGAACTGTGCTGCAAGCGGCTGCGCCGCTCCAGGAATAGGGGAACAATCACAGCTCTTAAAAAAACAATTTACTGATTGATGCTAGCAGACAATTTCTTTTTAAAATCTGCAACATACTTTGCAACAAACTTGTCCAAAGCTGCATTGGCTGCCTCAAGACCCTTGGACTTGGCAATCTTTGATACCTCATGCACATTCAATGCCACTGCCATGGTGTTGATAACTTTCTTGCCTGTGATAAAATTTGTTTCAATATTTAAATTCATGCAAATATTTACTGCATGCAGTTAATAAGGCAACACCCACAATTTGAAGGCACATATCACCATGCACCCCAGGGCCACCAACACCATGACAAGAGCAGTGTTGCAAGGCCTCATCACATTATTTAACACCATGAACAAGCAGTGAAACTAAATTGGATGGAACAATTCAGTTTGCAAACATCAAGCCACCCTGGCCTTGCGAGCGTTGCGAACTTCTGTGATGCGCTTGCGCTCAGCTTTGCAAATGTCAGCAATGGCCTTCAAACCCTTGCGCAGGCGGGAAGATGCTGCATTCTGTTCTTTGACAAAAAACTTTTCATGGTCTGTTGTCAATGCATTTGCCAAGTCAACTATCTGTGTGATGAAGTTATTGTTATCCATATGTTTATATTAAAGGGGCATCACAAAAAATCAACTGCAATTGTTATTAAATATTTGCATGGTGCAGAAAACTAAAATTACTGCTGACCTTGTTTTGGATCTGTACAAACAAGCCAAAAAAACCACAGGCATCAAAAAAGAAAAAATGATGCACAAAATTATTTACCTGTCTCAACATTTGCATGAGTATGTAAATTTAGAAAAGATCACTGTCCAATAAAGATTGCCTGGGCTTGGTTTGGAACAATTTGGCTTGTTTTACTATGTGCTTCTTGTCATGGTTGAAGCGGTAAGACTTGCACACCGGGCACACATGATTTTTGTAATCCAATATGGAATCACAACATTCACACACTTTGAAAATGCTCCAATTTTGCATGACAAAATTGCACACCTCTTTGCGAGTCATGTGTTTTATCTGATCCAATTGTGACTTGGTCACATAAATACTTAAGTGAACAAAGATGTTTTATTGGAACAGGTTTACTTGAATAAACTCAAGCCCAACCAGAGTGCCAATCATACAGAAACCCAGCCCCAGAATGTTCCTGATGGTGCCCAAGTGCCTGTGGATTACCGTGATGAACAGCAAGAAGAAACACCTGTTGCAGGGCCAATTAAAAGAGAGAGAGCAGGAGAACTGGTAAAAATAGACAAGTCTGATTTGGATAAATCTGAAGTGTTGGTGCATGGCTTTGGAGTTGTAACATTGGGGTATTTGAAACGCAATGTGTCAGAAAAATTTCAAGATTTATCCAAGAGAGTGTTGAACAATGAGCCCAATTTTGTTTACAGCCGCATCAAAGAGAAGCATGGGTTCTTGATGCATGCCATCAAAGCATTGGTTGAAATTGAAAAAGACATAGAAAAGCTCAGAAGAGCAGGCAAAATGCCTGGCATGTTGCGCAGGTATAATTTCAATGCATAGTTGATATTTTAAAACCCGTTTGCATAATAATTTGTATGGAAAAAACCATAGTAACTTGGCGCAAGGTAATGTCACTGTGCAGCAACATTGTTGCTCAATTGAAGGACAAATATCCCAATGTTGTTGATTATGACATTGTTGGATTGAGCAGAGGTGGGCTTGTGCCTGGTGTTATTATCAGCAACATGCTCAACGTGCGGCAAATGCATGCCCTGGGCATGAGATCTTATGCAGATCAAGAGAAAACTGAAACACATGTGTATCAAGTTCCAGACATAGCATCCATGAGAAAAATACTTCTCATTGATGACATATCAGACACAGGTGAAAGTTTCAAGCAAACCCATGAAATGCTTGTGAACAAAGAAGTCATAACAGTGTCTTTGTTTTTAAAAGAAAAAACTAAATTTGTTCCCAATGTTTATGGGAAAAAAGTAAAACATGACCAATGGGTTGTATTTCCTTGGGAATAAACAAGTTTTTTTGCTTGACAATTTTTGCAATTCATTTAAACTAGATTAAATAATAAAGAGTAATTTTTATACTGCCTTTGCAGGCTTGTGCCGTTGCCGGCAAACTACCTTATGAAAACAAACACAAAAATAAACAAAACACTGCTGCTCAAACTGGTGTTAATTGCATCCACTGCATCAATGAGCATTACTGATTATGCAGAGAGAAGCAAAACTATCCATGATATTAAAGCAGAATTAACTGGTGTGCCTCTTGTTCAAGAAAAGCAAAAAGCCAATCAAATAGTAGTGCAGAATGATGGCATAAAGTATGGAGATGTTTTTGTGCCCAAAACTAATAACAGTGAATTCAAGATAATTACTGTGCGCTTGACAGTATATTGGGCCAAGGGTGGAGGAACTGATGGTGATAGTGCTAAAATGAAAAGCTCCACAGGTTATACGTTAAAACAAGGTGAGTCCATTGCTGTGGATCCACGCATCATTCCTTACACCAGAGAAGTGATCATTCCCAATGTAGGTTTGGTGAAAGCTGTTGATACTGGCACAGATGTTAAACGTAAAACTGCATCCCATGGCAAATTGCCTGTTATTGATGTGTTTTTTATGCATAAAAAAGATGCCATGTTGTTTGCTAATAAATACCCAAAAATCGTTAAAGTAGCTGTCTTAAACTAATAAAACATAAATATATGTGTGCAAACGTTTAAGGAATTTTATGATTTTTCAAAATTAGCTAATAAAGATAGTAATTTTGAATCTAAGCACTCGAGTAAACTTGATAAATTACAAATAGCTCTTGATGTAGCTGGATTAGAGCCTACTCAAACACTAGGAGCTATTCCTGATGGTGCAAACGCTGTTATCTCGCTTCTTAGAGCAGCAGCCTCAAAAGAACCAGATGTAAGAAAAAAACACTTAATTAATGCAGGTATAAGTGCAGTTGGGGTAATACCCTTTGGTGACGTTATTAAAGTTTTAAAAGTTAAAGGAGCAGCAAAGCCAGTTTTAAAAACAGCTATAAAAGGTGCGCGCCTTGCAAAAAATTATGCAAAGATGCAAAGGCAGCAAAGAGTATCACAAGTACCTGCTTCTGCTCCTGCTACATCTGCTGTAGCTCAAACTGCGGTAGCATAATGCATCCTGAGATTAAACATCAGCTCTACGGTGGTGATGTCTCTGATTATTACAAAAAACCTGTACAAAAAGATGTTAAGCAAGAAAATAAAGAGCTTGCTGATATTTACGATACAATTAAAAAGAAACGATTTTTTGTAAAAGAAGATGCAGATTTGCCTCCATCTGCAATAATTCAAAAAGCAGAAGATACAAAGCTTACTTTTGATGAAATATTATCATTAATAAAGCAACATGAAGGCTACAGGCATGAAATGTATCTGGATTCCAGAGGCATTCCTACCATTGGCATTGGGTTTAATTTGACAAGACCTGATGCTAAAAAAATACTGCAACAAGTGGGTGCCAGTCATGAAAAAATCTTGACCAAACAACAATCACTCTCTGATGATCAGATTCAACAAGTTTTTCAAATTTGTATCAATATAGCTTATCAAGATGCAAAGAAATGGATGCCCAGTTTTGATTCTCTTCCTAAACACATTAAATTGGCCATTTTAGACATGTCGTTTAACTTGGGATACCCGCGTTTGAGCAAATTTATTAAAACCAAAGATCACATAATACAAGGCAACTACAGAGATGCTGCACAGGAAATTAAAAGCAGCAAATGGGCTACACAAGTAGGCAACAGAGCCAAAAATATAGTTAATCTTTTTTCTTCTTAATTTTCTTTTTTTTCTTTGGAAGAATAATGGGCGTGGTTTTCACGGAGCTAGGAAACGTGTTGTTTATGTCACCTGACGTCATGCCTGTGTCAGGCCCAGCATTTATGGCATTTTGAGACATGGTTCTTTGCACAAATGGAGAAATAAATTCTTCGTAGAAGAACTGTTTAAAGTTCATTTTTTTTGTTCCAATTTGTCGTTCAATTCTTTGATACTTTCAATGAGCAGGGGTATTAATTTTTGATAATTTACAGCCTTGACACCTGAGTTTCTGCTCTGTACTGCTTCTGGCACAACTTGTTCAACTTCTTGTGCAATAACACCTGTATCAGCTCCATGCAAGTGTTCATTGCAACCAGGTTTCCAATCAAAATTATAGCCTGAAATTTTATTTAATTTTTGCAAAGGTGTTTCAATTTTTTTGATATTTTGCTTCATGGTCACATCTGAAGTATAGAAAGCAATGATATCACCATCTGAAATTATGGTGCTCTTGGAGCATAATGTGCCAGTAACAGTGGTAGGAACACTTATGTTCACTTTGCTACTAGCCAGTGTCATGTAATTAGAATCAATGCTAAAAGTAGCTCCTGCTGGTATATTCACAACAGTAATACCATTGCTTCCTGTGAGTGTAGAGGCTGCAATAACTTCATTTATATTGATGGCTGATAAGGTAGAAGAGCTGATCCTGCCTACCACTTGATTGGGTTGCACAGACAAGATTGCTGGGCCAGCAACACCATTGGTAATATTTGCATACAGTGAGTTGGCTGCAATGTGTTGCAAGTTGGTATTTGCAACTCCTGTGGAAACAGAACCTAGTGCAATTGCAATTTGAGCAGCAGCAGAAGGCTTTACAATTGTCAATCCATCCACTGCATTGCTGTTTAATTTTGTAACAGTAACAGCTTGTGTTTGCAAATTTAATTGCTGGTTTGCATCATAAAAAAATTCAGATGAATTTATGAGAGTGCCCACATCATAGGCTTGAAAATCAGATGATAGAGGCACATTGGATGAACTGTAGTTGGATCTGGCAGAAAGACTATAAATGGTTCGTGTGGATTTATCAAAAATTATGTCTCCTTTTTCTGATCCACTCAGAGCAAGCACATTGTATGCCTGTTGACTGAAACCTGAATTGTTATAATTGCCAAACAATGCATTCACAGCACCTAAATTTCTCATGCCCACTGCAATGCCACCATATTGACCATTGCCTATGTACAGTCTCTGTGTATCAATACAATAGGCAGGTTCTCCTATTTCAAAAGCGATGCCTGTGGTGTTTGTTGTTCTTCTCTGTGCATCAAAGCCTCTTCTTATGATAATCTTAGTAATATCGTTTGGCATGATTTAAATTATTTATATAAAAGTATAAATATAAATATAATAATGACATCCAAAAACATGTATTCTGCTGTTTTAGATAGAAATACAGTCAAAGTATTCAATGTGGTCTCTGGTGCTAAAGAGTATACCATCAACTTAGGATCAGATACAGTAGTCAGCGGGCCTGTAATTTCTGGAGAAACACTTAGTTTTGTGGCTAAAAATTTTAAAGGTGAAACCAGGGGCAAAGTATATAATTTAGCCAAGGGTAACCTAAAGTACAGTTTCAGTGTGAGATGATATGAAAAGACACAGCTCCAACAACATAACCACCATAAAAAAAGATTTAGCTGCACTCTATAAAACAGTTTATCAAGGCAATGGTACGCCTTCTATTGTCAATCAAATAACAAAATTAAATGAACAAGTTAAATCTCTGGAACAAAAGATGGATACAAAGTTTGAAGGCTTTGAAACTGAAATGAGCCTTAAATTTAAGAACATTACCGACGTGGTCACAGAAAAATTCACAAATTTAAGTGATCAAATAGAAAGAGAGTTTAATTCAGAAAAACTAATAACTGATAAAAAATGGAGCCATAAAACTTCCATTACCACTGCTTTGCTTGCTTCTGTTACCTCTGTTTTTGTTGTTTTTATTACAGAAGTTTTGAAAAGATTACATTGATTTCCTGTAAAGTATCTTTATTATTTTGAATGTGATGCATTTAAAAATTTTTTCTAATTTTTATTCCTTTAAAGAATAAATTATTTCATGGCTATGAGTTCTGGAACTACTGTGAGAAAGAGAGATGGAGAAGTTGAAAAATTTAATATTGAGAAAATTAATAAGGTTATTAGTTGGGCTACCGACAACATTTCTGGTGTTAGTTTGTCAGACATTGAAATTAATGCCAATCTGAACATTGTTGACAATATTAGCACCCGCGAGATACATCAAGTGCTAATTGAATCTGCTGCAAATTTAATTTCCTTGGAGACGCCCAATTATCAATATGTTGCTGCTCGGTTACAAAATTATCAGCTCAGAAAAGATGTGTGGGGTGGCAAGCATGCGCCCAGACTTCTGGATGTAGTTAATACTGGCATTAAAAATAAAATTTATGATCCAATAATTTTGCAAAAATACACAGCTAATGAAATTAATAAAATTGGAGAATTTATTGATCATGATAGGGATTTTATTTTTACATATGCAGGCATCAAGCAATTGTGTGACAAATATTTGATTAAAAACAGAGTGACTGATGTGATTTATGAAACGCCGCAATTTGCTTATATTCTCATTGCTGCATATGGTTTTATAAACTACCCTAAGGAAACGCGCCTGGAGTATGTGAGAAGATTTTACAATGCTATTTCTAAGCATAAAATTAATTTGCCTACCCCGGTTATGGCCGGTCTTAGAACTAATTCCAAAAGCTATGCAAGTTGTTGTTTGATTGGTGTAGATGACAATAAGGAGTCTATTACTGCATCCAGTACAGCTATTTCCATTGCTACTGCCAGTCGGTGTGGCATAGGCATTGATGTTTCCAGGATAAGAGCTATTGGGGCTCCAGTGAACAATGGTGAAGTGGTGCACACTGGTGTCATACCGTTCTTAAAAATATTTGAAGCATCAGTTAAAGCATGGCAGCAAAATGGTTTACGCGGAGGTAGCGCTACCACCAATGTCATGTGGTGGCATTATGAGATAGAAGATATTGTTGTTTTAAAGAATAATGCTGGGACAGATGATAACAGGGTGCGTAAATTAGATTATACTGTAGGCATGTCCAAGCTTTTTTATGACAGGGTTTTAAAGAATGAAGAGGTCACATTGTTCTCCCCTCATGAGGTTCCTGAGCTTTGGGATGCTTGGGGCACATCAAAGTTTGATAAAACATACAAAGAATTAGAAGAAAATAAAAAAATAAAGTTTAAAAGGAAAGTTTCAGCTCGCAAGCTCTTTGGTCTCATAGTAAAAGAAAGAGTTGAAACTGGTAGGATCTATATTCTCAATGTTGATAATGCCAATGAACATGGCGCATGGCTAGACAAGGTAACCATGAGTAATTTGTGTACTGAGGTCATTCACCCCACTGTTCCTCTCAAAGATTTTCATGATACAGATGCTGAGATAGGCATGTGCATTCTATCTGCAATAAACATGCTAGAAATTAAAGATTGGAAAGACTTGGAAAAAACTTCAGACTTGGCAGTAAGATTCTTGGAAGAAATAATTGATATACAAACATATTTTAACAAAGCTGCAGAAAATTTTGCCAAGAAGAGAAGAAGTTTGGGCATTGGTATTACTAACTTAGCAGCATATTTTGCTAAGAATGAAGTTACATATGGTTCCAGACATTCTCTTGTTTTACTGGATGAATGGATGGAGCATTTTCAATATTATCTGCTCAAGTCTAGCATGGCATTAGCCAGGGAAAGAGGAAGGTGTGAAAAATTTGAAAGAACCAAGTATGCCAAGGGAATTTTGCCAGTGGATAGTTACAAGAGCAAGGTGGATGATATAGTTAAAAGAAAGTTTGCTTTAAATTGGAATGAATTGAGAGAAGAAATTAAGATGCATGGGCTCAGACACTCCACTCTTTCCAGCTGCATGCCTTGTGAATCTAGCTCTGTTGTTCAATGCTCCACCAATGGTGTTGAGCCTGTCAGATCTTTAATTACATTTAAAACATCCAAAATGGGCAAATTGCCTGTGTTGGTTCCCGGCATTGGGAAATATGAAGACAAGTATGAGTTAGCATATAATTTTAAAGATAATATAGGCATTTTGAATGTTAATGCAGTAATTCAAAAGTATTTAGACATGGCCATATCTACTAATGTTTATTATAATTACAGTCACTATGAGAATCATATTCTGCCCGATAGTAAAGTAATGAAGGAATTGCTGTATGCATACAGCATGGGTCTTATAAGTTTATACTATAATAATACTGATGATGGCGACAAAGAGCAAGTTGTTGATGCTGCAAAAGAAGTAGATTGCTCCAGTGGAGCTTGCAAATTATAAATATATAATTGTACTCCATGAAGTCAGTTCTTAATATTAAAAACATAGACTATACCAAACAGCCTCTGTTTTTTGGGGAAGATTTAAATCTGCAAAGATATGATCGTTTTAAATATCCCATATTTTTTGAGTTGTTCAAAAAGCAAGAAGAATTTTTTTGGTGGCCACATGAAATAAGCTTACAAAAAGACCGCAATGACTACAAAGAGCTCAAGGGTTCAGAAAGGTTTGTTTTTGATAATAATCTCAAGTTTCAAACACTGGGTGATAGCATGCTGTCCAGATCCATTCATTCATTAAAAGATTATGTATCTAATCCAGAATTAGAAATTTGCATGAATACCTGGCAGCGCTTTGAAGGTATTCATAGCTACAGTTATTCATATTTGCTTAACAACGTGCATCCTGATGCATCATCATTTTTCGATAGCATCATGGAAGACAAGGAAATAGTATCCAGGGCAGAATTAATACGTAATAATTTTGATAAAATTTTAGGTGATGATGAAAAGAAAGATTTAAAACAAAAAGTTTTTGATTGTATTCTATCTGTTAATGTTATGGAAGGATTGGTTTTTTATGTTAGCTTTGCTTGTAGTTTTTATTTTGGCTACAGAGGCATCATGGAAGGCAATGCTAAGATCATTAAATTTATTCAGAGAGATGAATCACAGCACTTTGCTACTACACAAAATTTAATTAAAATTTTAAGAGAAGAGGATAAGGAAGGATTTACTAGCATAGTAAAAAAGAGTGAAGATAAGATTTATGCATTTTATGAACAAGCAGCTAAAAATGAAATTGAATGGTCTGAGTATTTGTTTAGTAAAGGCTCTTTGCTTGGATTGAATGCTGAAGTATTGGGAGGGTATGCCAAATGGCTGTGTGATGCAAGGTTGCGTTCCCTGGGGTACAAGAAGATTTTTAATCAAAAAAACAATCCCATAGCAGGGTGGTTGGATAGCTATCTAGATAGTAGCAAGGTTCAAGTTGCTCCACAGGAAACAGAAATTTCTGCTTATAAGATTGGTGCACGTGACACATCAGTTTCTGATGATGACTTTAATGACATAGAATTGTGATAACCACAGAATTTAAAAAAAATTGTACTGCTGAAGAATTGGGGTTACTATATTTAATTTTAATTGATGGGTTTTCTTATTGTAACTATGAACCTTCATTTGATTGTTTATCTTTTTTGCGCATTAATATGGCTATAAAAAAATTAGATGAATTAAAGAATAAGATAAAACCTGAAAATCTGCCTGTAGTTGATTCACTTCAAAAAAAGTTAACCCTAGAAATATAAATAAAATCGAAGGAGCAGTTGTACTTAGTCTACACTAGGGGTGGGTTGGTGGGAACCTGAGAAAGGTTACTAGTGTAGAGAATAGGCTTTTGTAAATAAATATTTTTATGGCAGCATTATCTGCTATAGAAAATACTGCATTGTATAGAAAGTTCTTGGAAGAGAGGGAACACATTTTAAGAAACAAATGGTTCATGTCTGAGAAAGAAGGGCATGATGTTGGTTTTGAAAGAGCTTTATTAAATTGGGTGAGCAATTTTAGAAACAAATGGTTACAAGATAACAAATAATTATTTCTTTGAATTGGCTATAGGACCATTCTGAATGGGTACACCATCTTGAAGAGATTGGGCTGCTTGTCTTACTTCTGCATTTGTATTTTTAAGAGTAAGCGGTAGATTTTTAAATGTATGACTATGTTTAGAAATTAAGATACTATCTTCATCTCTGCCTGTGCCATACACAACAATGGGCATATTGGCTGCATTAATACCACCCGAGCCTAAATCTGAACCTTGCACAGGTAGAGGAGTTTGTGCATAAACAGTAACTGTATCATTATTACTATCGGTAAATGTACCTATGACAGTACCTTGTGGTACATAACCAATGATGCCACTACCTGCTGCACCACCAAGCAAAGCAGATTTAGCTACACCATATCCAATTATTTTACCATTGCCGTTTGTAGGATCGGTTACTGCAGCACCATAGCATATGGTTTCATTAGTCTCTTGAATTTCTGCAGGTGCTGTTACATGTTGAACAAACAATTCTCCTTCATAATAGCCACCACCTAAAACAATTGTATTCTTACTAACACCCAGAGTACTGTCTATCAATACTTGTTTTTTGTTTCTTTGTCTGATGCTTATGATATCGCCCACTATGGATACTCTCTTGCCACCATCAATATTAATTTCATTTTCAGAGCCAATATTTACTTGCTCTCCTGCTACATTAGTAATAGTACCAGAAATATTAACTGGCCCATAAGATTTCATGTTTATTCCACCTGCCCCTACAAGAACATTGAACCTGTTGCATACACTTAGAGTATAATTTCCACCTGGTAAGTCAGTAACATTAACATATTCATGCAACGGGGAGGGTTTTCTGTTTACGAAAGTACCATAATCAGCTATTCTTATTTCATTTGGATTCATTTTGCCTTTGGCATCTATTCGAATGGATCCAAAATCATTCATTACTGTACCAATGGTTTCTATTTTATGTTTTGAAATTTCTATTATTTCGCTACCACCAAGGCCTAATTTTTTTTCAATTTCAGATAAACTATTAATTTTTTCAGTAAAAAATTTGTTTATTAAAGCTTGTTTTGTAGAAGGTGTCCATTGGCCTTCAAAAGATGAAGGAGAAATTCCAGTGCCTCCACATGCAGGGCAGGGTTTATTGCCTAGAAATGTTGCAGGTGTTGAAGGAAATGTGGTACCATCAACAGCGCCGCCAAGCAATGTTACTGGCAAGCCATAACTAAAAGTTCCTGCTACCCCTGGATATAATACTGATTTGAAAATAACATTATTATAAATTGTATTTCCATATGTATAATTGCCTGTGCTGTCACTATAAGAGGGTAGAACAATATTTTCAAAAGCAGGATTGTAGCTTATGTTGTATGTGAAATAGCTATTTTTGCTTTTTGTACAAACAGGGCATGGGGCAGCTGCCCCCATTTTCATTTGCTTTGAAGATGAAAATTTTAGTAATTTGTTTGAAAATTTATTTGCTCTTTGAATATCAAACATTTGCTTAACATCAGCTAGCTCAGAAACAATCTCCTTCCATTTATTAGCAATTTCAGAATTGATTTTACCAATTTTTTTATAAAAGTTTCCTGCTGTGTTTAAATCATAATCTCTTTCTGTATATTCATTTCTGTCTCCTTTTATGGTTAAGAATGAATCTTCAAGTACTAATTTTTGGTCATTTTTTGTGGCCAGCTCTATATTTGTAAAATTATTAAATTCTTTGAAAGAGCCTGAATAATGAGTAAATTTTAAAGCCTCTTTATTGTCAGTATTTACAAATGCTAAGGTTCCACCTTTTTGATTGATTACAAATTTATTTCTGTAAGTTTCGGTACTTAGTGTGGGGTCGTTGTTTACTTTGTTTTCAAATTCTCCAGGGTAATCAATACCAGCATCCGCTCTTATGTTTTCATTATTAATATCTGTTGCAGATCCTGCAGAATATATGCTATTCCAATCCTCTGCTCCAAAAGATGAAGCAAAGTATACTGGCTTCATTGCATCGCCTGCTGCAAAGAAAATCCACAAGTGCGAGCCTACACAGGGTATAGAGAAAGAACCTTTGGCACTATTGCTGTATACTTCCGGTACATAGTTGTAACTTAATTTGTTTGCATTATTTACGTTTGTTTCTCTTGGGTCATTGAATGCATCTTTTAATTTAAAAAAATCTAAATCAAATAAATTTCCAGGTTTTTCTCCAATATTATCATAATTCTGGGAGTATGGTGTAATGTTGCTTGCATTTACTTCATTATTGTCCAGGTTGGTAGCAAATGTAGGGTTTTTATTGGAGTCACTTATGCTACCAACTTTATTTGAAGCAAAAAATCTGCCACTTGTATTTTCACCAACTAATGGTGAAGCACATTCTGCCCAAGGCAATATTTTTTTTAAATCTTCAACAATGCTTGTCAAATCAGAATAGGTATTAGCGCCTACAAATTTAAATTTTTTGTCACGCTTTATTTCATTCCATCCCTTGTAAACAGTAGGTGAAATGTGAGGTACAAAAACCTTTACTCTGCCTCTTTTGAGCGGATCATTGTTTTGCACTACTATGCCCAAATAATTACCATAGTAAAGTGGTGCTTTCATGTTGAATATATTAGTATTTACTGTTATAATAATAGGATGCTAATGAAAGTATCTCATGAGTCTCCTGTATCTATTCTAGAATTATCAAGAAATTATAATGATTTTGATTACTGTTTAGTACATCTATTGGATCAATATCCGGAATATAAAAATTATTACAAATCAGCTCGAGCTACATATGATAGAGAAGTTTTACTGGACAACTCTATTTTTGAACTTGGAAAATCATTTGATCCCAGAAGATTTTATGAGTCTGCTCTGGATATACAACCCAATATGTTTATTGTTCCTGATGCCTTAGAGGATTATACAGAAACGGTGGATAGCTTTAAACGGTTTACAGATAAAAAATATGATCTAAAGCATACTTTTCTTACTAAGGCAATCGGTGCTGTGCAGGGTAAAAATTGGCAACAGCTAACAGAATGTTACAAGTTTATGTCTGATCAAGCAGATATGATTGCAATTAGTTTTGATTTTAGTTACTATAATATAACTGGTCAAGGATGGCATCATCTAGAGCGCTGGTGCTCTGGCCGCCAACGCTTCATCATGGACTTAGTAAATAGTGGCATATGGAGGTGGGACAAGCCTCATCACTTACTAGGCTGCTCGCTAGCAAAAGAGTTTAGATTCTATGTCGATAGAAATATTTACAATATTGTGTCTTGTGATACTAGTAATCCAATTGTTGCTGCTATTCATGGATTAAAATATGATGCGGATTATGGTCTACAGAGCAAACCCACAACTAAGCTTGCAGATCTCATAACACACGAATTTACGCATGATCAGTTTGATCTTGTAACCTATAATACGAATATGTTTAAGAAGATTATTAGAAGATAAAAGGAGTTATAATGGCAGCTGCAAAAAATAGAGACTGGCTTTGCTTCTTTAGTAGAAGTGGCTCTGAAATTAATAACCTTAGTAAAACATTAGAAATATACCCTGACGCTATTGTTACTAATAGACAAAATCTGGAAGGGGTAAATACAGATTTATTGTCAGTAAATACTTTCCGGGAGCACAAATTAAACAGCGCTATATGGTATACATTACCAACTAAACCCACAGTAACAGATTACGAGCAAATATTAAGTAGATTTGATAACCCAGTAATTACATTACACGGATATCTTCGTATTATTCCAAAAGAAATTTGTGAAAAATATGAAATTTATAATCTGCATCCTGGTCTCATAGACAAATATCCGGAACTCAAGGGGTTCAATCCTCAAGAAAGAGCATTTAAGGGTGGTTATGATTTAGCTGGGTGCGTTATTCATAAGGTTATTCCTGAAGTAGATGCAGGTGAATTAATCATGGGTCAAGGTGTATCTATTAAAAATAAAACTCTTGAGGAAGTGTATGCAGCTTTGCATATTTGTGCTTCTGATCTATGGAAAAGCTTCTTTACAGCATATAATATATTGGAACGTTAATATGGATATTTCTTTGCATTATGAGAATGTATTTCTCAAGCCTAATTTTAATTCTGTTAAAACCCGAGCTGACATTGATACTAATGTTAAGTTTTTAGGTAAAAACTTCAGACTACCTGTTGTACCTGCTAATATGAAGTGTTGTGTAGATTTTGATATCTGTCAAATTCTTGATTCAAAATATTATTTCTATGTTATGCATAGATTTGATCATGACATATTTGCATTTGTTAAAGATGCAAATGCAGTTTTCTTTAATTATATTTCTATTAGTGTTGGAATTCAACAAAAGGACAGAGCGCTTATTAATAATTTAGCTGCTCATAAATTGAGAGTAGATTTTATTACCATTGATGTTGCTCATGGTCATCATGCAAGAGTTGCAGATCAAATTAAATTTATTAAAGATAAATTACCAGATACTAAAGTTATTGCTGGAAATGTTGCTACCCGCAATGGTGCAGAATATCTACATATGGCAGGTGCAGATGCAGTAAAAGTAGGTATTGGTGGAGGGTATGCATGTACAACAAAAGACAAGACTGGTTTTACATATCCCATGTTTAGCTGTGTCATGGAGTGTGCTAATAATGAGGGGTCTAGTTTTGAGATACCCATTGTTGCAGATGGTGGTGTCAGGTGCAATGGTGATATTGCTAAAGCTTTAGTAGCAGGGGCAAAAATGGTGATGTGTGGCTCCATATTTGCTGCTTGTTCTGATAGCCCTGCTCCTGTTGTAAAGGATACTGCAGGCAGACGTTACAAACAATATTATGGTTCAGCAAGTATACACAATAAAATTGATAAGAAAAATATTGAAGGTACCATGAAGCTTATGGAAACAGATTCATTTACTTATGAAGAAAAATTGTTAGAAATTTCTCAAGATTTGCAAAGTGCAATTAGTTATGCAGGTGGTTGCAATCTGGGTGCATTAAATTTAAATAACGTTGGCTACGGTGTAAGAATATGAGCAAAGAAGATTATATAAAATATGTTGCAGAGCATTTTCCCATTACAGTAGAAGAATTTAAAAAGATTCAGCAAGAACAGTTTGAAATTTTCTGTAAGAAGCAGTTTGATTATGGCCCTGGAAATATATCCTTAGGGTCAGATTTGAACAAAAAAGAAGACAGATTTGCCTCCATATTTGCTATTGTGGTTAGACTTAATGACAAAATTCAAAGACTGATTAATCTCGTTTTAAAAAAGCAAACTCTGCAAGGTGCTGCCAATGAACCAGTTATGGATGCTTTTCGGGATGCAGCAGTTTATTGCATCATAGCAGAAATAGTTTATAATCATAAATGGGCCAAATGAGAACTAAATTGACTAAAAAGCAAATTAAAAAACTTGAAAAACAAGGCAGACTCAGAGATTCTGTTGAAATTTGGGTTGACCGTCACAACCACAAGCTGGAGCTTCTAAGAACATTTACAAGCCTTACTGCAGCTCTTTGCTCATCACTGGTTTTATTAAAATTATTTGGCCTTCTTCATTAGTTCATTTATTATAATTTTGTGCACATAACTTTTACAGGGCCGCAGTGTTCAGGCAAAACAACATTGCTAAAAGCAATGAAAAAAGAACAAGGAATTGTAGACAAATTTTGGTATGTTGATGAAGTAACTAGACTGGTTAAAAGAGAATTTTGTGTGGATATAAATGAATCAGGTGCAAATGATGTAACTCAATTGTTAATTATAAACAAGGAACTAGAGAATCTCTTTAAATACAAGAAAGAGTATTTGTGGGATCGTTGTCAAGGCATTGTGCATGATAGATGTCTGTTGGATGGTTTAGTTTTTACTTCATATTTTTATGAAAAGAAATTGGTTTCGCAGCAAGTATGGATGCAGGCTGTTAGCTATTGGTACAGATTTCATGAAAAATATGACATTATTTTTTATCCTGATCCTCATGATGTGAAGCTAGTAGATGATGGAGAAAGAAGTACAAATAAAGTTTTTAGAGACTCAATTATTAAACTTTATGAAGAATACTATTTAAATACATTTCAGGTGAAAAATAAATTAGTTATTTTAAAGGGAACAGTTGAACAACGCATGGAACAGATTAAAATTAAACTACATGAACAAGGTATTAGATAATAGCAACATTTCAAAGCATTTGGGCAAAGTAACAGGATATAAATCCACTTATGATCCTTCACTCTTGGTCAGAGAACCCAGAATTAACAACAGAAAGCATCTGGACATTACTGATGAAACTGTGCCTTTCACAGGTTACGATATTTGGAATGCTTATGAAGTATCTTGTTTAACTGCAGACGGTATGCCTATTGCTGCCATTGCTAAAATTGTTTACCCTTGCAAAAATAAATATATTGTTGAATCCAAATCTATTAAGCTGTATATGAATTCTTTCAACATGCAGGTCTTCAAGGGATCTGTGCCATGCGTTGTAAATGAATTGCAGAATACTATTGCCAGAGATTTATCTAATTTGCTTGAAACAGAGGTTAAAGTTCATGTAAGATTGGCAAAAGCTGTTTCAGATGATCTTTTTTATCCTCCAGTATTTAGCAATAAATCTTTTCCTACATTGGAGCATAATATTGATATTTCTATGATCCAATCAAGATCTTATACTGAAGACCCATCTATTTTATCTGCCTTTGAAAGCACAGCTTCTACAGTGCAAAGATTTCACTCTGCTCTGTTAAAAAGTAATTGCCGGGTAACATCACAGCCTGATTGGGGTGATGTATATATTCATTACAAGGGCAAATATGCAATTACTTCAACATCTCTTCTGCAGTATATTGTTTCATTTAGAGATGAGTGTCATTTTCATGAAGAAATTTGTGAAACCATTTATATGCGTTTGTTTAGGCTATTCTTTCCTGAAGAATTAATGGTAAGCTGTTTATATGTTAGAAGGGGCGGCATTGACATTAACCCAATACGTGCCAGTAACTATAGCTTGTTAGATGAAGTACTTATTGACGAGACAAAGTATTTTACGAAAACAGTAAGACAGTAATTAACCGTTCAAATTCCACGTTCTGCAGAAGTCTGCTACAGTATGAAGATAAGATACATTGCTTGATGCATCATTATCAACAGTGCCTACATCAATAAATGGCACATCAATGACGGATGTATAATTTGGGTTCGCTACTATGCTTGATCTATTTGCAGATAATTGTATATTGGTTGTAAAAAAGTCTGAACCTTGGAATCCGATTGCAAATGTGGCTACAGAGAGCTGGGGATTAAATGTGCTTCCTCTGAGATAACCATAGTATGTGTTGTTACCATATTTGCTAGGCAATGTCATAACAATGGAGCCCAATGTAAGATAAGGTGAAGAACTTGTTACTGCTGAAAGAGTAAGAGCAATTGTTCCATTAAAAACTGTGTTTGTTCCGGAAAGAACACCACTTCTAAAATTACCATCAATTGCACCAGATGCAGGTATGGTTACTGAATAAACAGAAACTGCAGGGTAGAAGCTGCTGTTGGTTGCTATTGTAGAAAATGATGATGTAATTGAGCTTGCCATATAAAATATTTATTCTAAAGATATAGATTTTTTTACCTAATTTAAATTTATCCAAAAAAAAAGGGCCCCGCAAGAGGCCCTTTTTTAAACTTCCTGGGACTTACCAGGTGAAAGAAATTTCTTTTTAATCCCTTGTATACTTTTTTAGAAGTAAACAGATGACTGACCGGGTAGGAACGCTGTTCCAAGACCCTGCAGGATGATGACGTGATAGTAGAGATTAGCACCAAAGATGTTATCAACAACACCGTAGCGGGTCAATAGACCAACACGGGGGCTGAAATCATTGGGGCCAATTGTTCTCTGTACCATGACAGGAATGTAGGGGCAATAGATAATACCAGTGTCATAGAATTCTGGTCCCTTGTAACCCAAGAGAGCATATTCAAGACGTGTGGTACGATACTGAGAGGCACCATATGTACCAGTGCCACTATAATTGCCACCCTGACCGAGCTCAAACTGAGCTTCGGTGCGTGTGTCACGGTAAACATTGAACCTACCAGCCAAAGAACCTACCTTAGCAACACCGACGGGCTGTGTATTGACATTACCCTGTACTGGTACCCACTGGAATTCAGGGAGCATTTCGAGGATAGCGCAAACGCGTGGGGTTGCAACAATGAAGTTAGCAGAACCACGGCGGTTACGAACTGCAATACGATTAGCTTCGACGATGAGCCTCTGGTAGAAGTCACGATTACGTTCAACGAGCCAACGGCCGTCGGCTGAAGCAGGGGACCAAACAGAGAAACCGCGGCCAAAGCCACCGTTTAGAGCTGTCTGAATCATTCTGATGATCATTTCACGATCGATTTCGGCCTGTAGCTCATAAGACATAGCGTTTGTGAGCTCAGTGTCGATATCAATACCGTTCATGTTCTTCAGATCCTGCTCGAGTTCAACTGACCAGCGAGCAGCAAGTCTACGTGTACCGGCTTCGACAGCGGTCTTCTCAAAGCTGACTACGATCTGAGGAATCTTGCTTGTTAGCTCGAAGTTAGCGAGCAACTGAGCAACACCCTTATCCTGATCAACCATTGGGAAGTATGTACCGGCTGTGTCACCAGAGAGCTGGACAGATGAAGTACCAGTGAATCTGGTGTCCAGATACTGATAACCGAGTTCATCGCCATCTGACTGAAGCTGAGGATTATTGAGATTGGATGTAGCAGAGGCATCCAGGTTGCCAGTTGTGTTGTAACCTAGTGCATCGCTCTCATACTTGTAGCGGAGGGCGAAGGCTAGACCAACTGGGCCTGACATGGGCTGTACACCAACGATCTCGTTAGTAATCAACTCAGGGAAGGTACGTCTGATCATCGGAATGAGGATCTTAGGAAGACGGTAATCACCAGGGGCATAAGCACTATCATTCTGTGAAGGGAACTGATTGCCATAAGCACCGTCATTAACGGAGCCATTGGAAAATACAGAACCTGTTCCACCGGACTGATTGGAAGCTTCAAAACACCACTTCTCTTGGTTTTCCAAGAGGATGGCAGTGTTTAGGCGTGTGTGATCGTCTTCGATTGCCTTGACATTGGCAGAAGTGTAATCCAGAACTGGACCCCACTTTTCAACCAATAGCTTGGCGCGATCTTCACTGATGTAAGACTGTGAAGGACGAATATTTGCCATAATTATTTTTTCTCCAAAAGAGAATTTGTCGACCTAGAATTTATTCTGTTCAGGGGTTATACCCTCAAGAAAAAGAAATTAGTATTTGCTAAGCTCTGACATGTAGTTCTTAAAAGCAGGTTCAGTTGCTTGTTCTTCTACTTGTGCAGATTCTGTTACAACAGGTCTGTCCATCTTAACTGCTATTGTTTCTTTCTTAGCTTCTTCCTTAAGACCTGTCAATCTTTCTTCTTCTGTTTTTTCATAAAGCCCCAAAGTGTATTTAAAGTTTTCGTTTATAAACTGAGCTGATTTTCCAGACAACATTTTTCTCATGTAATCTTTCTTTTCAGTTTCTAGATCTTGAACATTTTTTTCAAGAGCTAGTTCAGCTTTAACTTTATTAAGCTCAGCTGTGAGCTTCTCAACGTTGGTATTTGAGGCTTCAAGCTGCTTGGCAGCTTCATCTATTTTGTTTTTACCATCAACAACAGCTTCTTTAATGCTTTCTTTAGCTAGAGCCATGTCAACAGCAAGTGCTTCTCTAATGTTGGAGAGCAAGTTAAGAGCTTTTTTGTTCTTAACTGCTTCAGCAACTTCAGTCAGAGGAAGTTTTTCATCCAGATAAGCTTCTAGATATTTTGAAATGGATTCAACCAGAGTGTCTTTGAAATTCTTTGCTTCATCATTAATAGCAGCTTCATATTTCTTAACAACTGCTTGTAGTTTTTGAGCACGGTCAGTATCCAAAGCCTCTACAACTTTGTTAAGTTTTTCTGTATGATCTGTATCAATGGCTTCAACTAATTTTTCAAGCTTAGCAGAATAATCAGCATCTTGCTCCATGAGAGCCTTCTTGACGTGAATATTTACTTTTTCTGTTACAGCAGAATTAAATGCAGTTTCAATTTCCTTGAGATTTTCTTCAGAAAGAATATCTTTGGTTGCTTCTTTGAGTGTATCTGTTATGTTCTTTTCCATATTAAAAAAGTTTTTGGTTGGAAGTTTTTTCAATTCTATCTTTTAGCTTAGAGTTGATTACTTCCTGTAAATATTTATTGGCTTCTGCATAATTTTTTTGAGAAATATTTTTAATAAAGTTTAAAATGTTTTCTCTTTCTGCAGTCTCTAGATTATTGTTAATCATGTGTTTATATTATTTATTTAAAGTTTGCTTATAAAATTCAATATTTGTTCTTTCAAGAAATAACTTACATTGTGCTTAGGCAAGGTGGCCAGGCTTCTCTCTAGAGCTGCATATGTTTCCTCCAGTTCGCCGTTGGATTTTAAAACATACTGCTTGCTCTCTAAAATTCCATTTACAAATGCTTTGGGGCAGCTTGGATCTGCAACACAGTCAATGGCAATGAGTCTCATGTTAGTAACTTTGTTAACGCCATTTTCTTCATTGAGCTCACCCAAAGCTCTGGATGACATGCCAACACTGACACCATCTTTGACCAAGCATTCAACAATTTTTCCTGAAGGTGTGGAGAGTACTTGAGACTTACCATAAACATAATTGCCTTCCATTCTCAAGTTTGTCACCAAATGACATGCATTAGCTAAATTTACATCAGCAGACTCAGGGTGATTGAGCTCACCCATGGCTCTTTTTGATTCCACCATTTCTTTGGTATATCGTGCCACCTCTTTCATCATGTCATCTTTCTCATAGATGCGTTTGTTTTTGTTTACAGTTTCACACATCATGTAGGGGCCAGAAATAAAAAGTTTAGGTGACTCTTTATTATTTTTTTCTTCATAAATGTATTCAAAGTCGCCATTATTTTGAGGCGTTTCGACAATAAGACGCAGTGCCATAATATTATTTATTAAATTCTAGCTTCTTTTACTAATACCTAATTCTTTTTCTGTTAAAATAAGAAATTTATAGCCTCTTTGCTCACACCATTGTTTAGCAGCTTCCCACTTGGAAATATTCTGTAAATATCTATAATTTTCATAATTAATAGTACTTCTACGCTTGTTTCCGGAAACAGGTGTTTTTGTTTGACTGGACGGCTTTATTTCAATAATATACTTTACTATTTTATCATTTTCTTTCAAAGCAATTATACCATCAGTATAGTATCTATGTACTTTACCATCTGCTTTGCTTATGTATGGAATTATTACTGATTCTGAGGCCCATTCTAAAATGTTAGGGTTGTCATCACACCAACGAAAAAACTTGAGCTCCCACCCTGATCTGTAAACAGGCATGTTTTTACCCACATATTTTTTGGCATTCTTAGGCTTAAAAAACCCTTGCCTATATTTATCATCTCTCTTGAGAGGCAGCATATTTACCCAACAAAGAACATGGGTGGTGCTGAATCACCAAATCCTGCAGGGCCCTGTTGCAGGAGCAATGCTTCAAGTTTTTCTTTTTCTGCTTTACCATCTTCAAGAATAGCAGCATTTATGGTACCGCCACCAAAAAGCTGGGTGCCCTGATATTTGCCCCTGATAGTACCTACAGTTATTTTGCTCAAAGCCAGAGCATACTGATAAACCCATTGCTCCTTGATAATATCTTTCAGAGGTCTCTCAACATGGCAATAAATTACACCATAAAAACGACTGCCAGAACCAGGCGTCCTGGGTGGTGGCATCATTACTAAATATTGAGTACGAGGATCAAAAGTGAAATATCTTCTTTGTGCCAGAAGCTTTTCTCTGTCTTTAAGCCAATTCTTTAAAACATACCAGCTTATCAAATCAAACCCATAGTTTCCCATGGCATAACTAAAATAAGTTTGCTGAGCTAAAGTTTGTTCAATAGTAAATAGTGTATTAACACCTGTTGTACTGCCTTCTTCAAAATCAACAACATCAACTACTTTTCTATAATCCATTATATCATAATCAAAGCTATTGTAGAATTTTTCCTTAATGCATTCACCGGTTCCAGATGCATCAAAGAAAGAGCTTAACCCTGGATTGTAGCTTGTTATGGGCGAATAAGTAGACTGTTGAAAAATTTGATTTTTAAAAATACCATTTTCATACGTGGCAGACAGAGCTGAGGATGATGAAAAAGTGGATGCTGGTAATGATGTATTAGCTACATAAACAGTGGGAACTGTGGGATCTATGACTTTGTTAAATGTGGGAGAAATACTAAAGAGCTCGTCAAGCTTGAGACCCTTGCCATCCACATATAGATCTGAATCAAACACCAGGTATTCTTCTGTATAGCCTGCATATTTAGTAAACATTTCAACTGACACACTAATATTTTCAAACAATTGATCGTGGTGAATCTCCACGGTAACCAAAGGAGCACCTAATGCTCTCATGATTCTTTCTCCTAATCTCTGATATGAGCAAATCTTATTATTAAGATTAGTGCTTTGAAAAGCAGAGATTGGTGTTACATCTGTACAGGGCATTTAAATATTTATTAAGCAGGCAAGGCTGTTTCACCGCCTGGAGCAGCTTCAGGGCCTGCAGCACTGGTTTCAGTTTCAGCTTCAGCTCCACCAGCAGCTGCTGTCTCTGGTGCAGGCCCAAAAGCAGGCGGAGCCTCTGAACCGCCTGCAGGTGCAGCTCCACCACCACCAGTTTCTCCTGGTGCTGCTACAGTTTGGCCTTGTTGCCTCCAGTTGGGGCCAGCATTTTCAATCTGCGCAAGTTCCCACAATAATTCCTTGTCTTTTCTTAGAAATTCTCTGTTTGCCATAATGTCACTATCAGACCAGCCCAGATATTTTTTCTGGGCATATGTCTTGGAGACCAGATCGCTTTGTGTAATTGTATTGAAGCTATTTGCTTTGAGCTCAAACTTCTGATTTTCTCTTAATTCATAGAAGTTAGTAGGAACATTGAAGGTAAGAGTAAAATCTTCTTCATGCAGCTTTATCTCTTCCCATATGCCCTTCAGTTTGAGGTGGGTAATAAAGCCGCCCTTTAATCCTGATGCAAACCTTTGCTGCAATCTAATTATGAATCTTGCAAACTTTAATTCTTCTCTAAGAATATTTGTACCATCAGTATATACATCATCAGGGTTTAATCTTGATGTGGGTACTTTGAGTGACTTATATAATTTTTTAACAAAATACAATAGATCTGTAAGCTCACCCAGATTTTGTCCAGCAGGAAGTGATGTAACTGTTGTCCCCTCACTTCCAGTTCTTTTGGCAAACCAAAAACTGTCAAGCATGGATTGAGGATTAAATTTTTGTACTGTAGCATTTTGATCAGCATCAAATGTTCTTCTGGACCAATAGTTGGTCATGAGTTTGCGTAGGTATGCTTCTGCTTTGGGCGGGGGCATGTTACCCACATCTACGTTGAATACAAGTCTTTCTGGAGCCCTTACTAAGCGATAAATTACAATTGAATCTTCTATAAGAGACAGCTGTCTGTAAGCTCGGCGAGCATTTTCTATAAATGGAAGGCGCACAGTTTTGCTTTCATTCCATATGCCTGAATTTACATATGTTACTTGGTTAATATCCAGAGGAACCAGTTCAGTCTTTACTATTTTACCGGGGTTCTTGGAATCATAAATAGGTTTTCTAAGCAGATATCCTTTTATGTTCATGTTTTGCACATTTGCATAAACAGGATCAACTGAATCAGAGGGTATAGTAAGCACACCAAGAATACCTTCTTTGGTAAATTTCTTGTGGATTATATGCTCAAAATATACTTCAGCATCAACTAATAAATTTCGCACATACTCCCATCCCTTGTTTTCCAAATCAAAATAACTAACATATTTTTGAAATTCTTTTTTAATTTTATTTTTTTGTGTATCAGACAAATTAGTATCTTTAAAAATTACTTTTATAATTTCACCATTATCATCTTTGTTAATAAATTCATCACAAATTTCATCAAGTGCATCTGCTACTTCAGCAAAAGCTGCCATGACTCTGTAATCCATGAGCCGGCGTGCTTTATCAGGCTGAATATTTGCATACATAAATTCATGATAGTTTTTATCACGAATTATATTGCCAAATAAATCTTCAGAATAAAAAGTAGTATTTGAAATGGATTGTCTTGAAAGTGCTTCACTTCGCTTTGTGCCTTGCTCATAAAAGGCATCATATTTAGGATTCAATTGATTTATTTTGTTGTTAACATCAACTGACTGGTAGGGCAATTTAGATGAGATAAATTTCATTAAATCTCTTCCAAATGTAGATTCACGATTGGGGTCAGCCATATAGATATTTATAATATATTAAAGTATTTAAAAATCTATTATTTATTAAATGTTTACAAGCATTTAAATCTTAGCTGTGGTAATATGTAGTGTTATGCAGATGTATAATTAATGAGATAATCTTCTTTGGAAAGCAAAGAATAGCCTGCATTATTGCCTATAATAATATCATAAGTAGAGCTCAGAGCTGGAAAACCACCTACCGTAATTTCTATAAGATTGTTGTTTTTTACTGAATATGTATTAATTTCATATCCGGAGAATGGCGGGAAGCATGCAGATAGTTTTGCATTATCTGCAAACAGGTTAACTGCAGTCACAGAAGAGATAGAAGAATTGCTCGTGGAGCTCAAATACACAAAAAATGTTTTATCGTAAAAATATCCTTTTAATGAAATATTTGCGGATTGCCCAGGGTGAAGAGTTAAGATGTTCATGTTATTACTGTATAATCAAAGTTGGTATTTTGTGGGTAACCAGAAACACCAACAAATTCAGTTTCATTTGCAACATTAGAACTTGCAGGGTATGTATAAGATAACCCTGATAGTGTTTCATAATCTGTTAAAATTCTTGAATTATAGAATTTGTTGTCAATATAGAAAATATTTGCAACAGGATCAGAGAATGCTGTAAATAGCCAGCCTTTTATGGTGAAGGAGGTGTCAGCAACTATTCTATATTTTTCGCTTGGGCCTATGTCGGTGGGGTAGCTTAAATTTAAATTGCCATTCCACAAAACTTCACTTCTTATTTCCTGTGGTATTGAGAAACCACCGGTGGCCAGATCTTCTGGTATTTTCCATGACAAGATAATGTATGGGTTGCTATAAGGTACAAAATTACTAATAATTTGATCCATGTCTGTTTGAAATTTTGTTAATATGGACATGTTTAGTGATATATTCACAGGCACAGGGCTTTTTATAAATGTGCTTTTGTCTGTTGTGGCTTGCAATGTTTTTCCTTGAGGCAAATAAAATCCGTTTACTTTGTTAAAAACTCTGGATTCGTCTCTGGAGATACCAGCAATGCTCACTGCAACTACTGGCACAGTGATATTTTGAGCCTTATTCACCAGATCAAACATTACTCTTTGTTTTGGAGAATATACATATCTTACTTGTACACCATTCTGAGGAATGCGGTTAGCATTATACCTCTTTATTACAATGTTGTCAAAAGCATTAACAAACTGTGTAATTAAGTCTTTTACTTCAAAATGATATGTATAATTTAACACAATATTATTTATCAGCAAACTCTATCAATAAAATAACGAGGAAGCTTATCTTTAAGTCTTTTTAAAACATTAACAATATTACCATCTAAAATGTAGGTGGTCGAATAATCATGTTTGCTTCTGGTAGCTCTACCACAGGCTTGTACAACAGCGTTAAGCATTTTATTTTCATACCAGTTTTTATCCATATCAAACAACTTTTTTATTCTTTTGCTAGAAAGAGGTGGATATGGAAGTTTTACTATGATCTGAAATCTGGCTAAATCATCTTTTAAATCAATTCCATAAGCAAGAGATGGTGATACTAAAATTGTAGGAAAATCAGATTCAAAGTGCTGCTTCAAAATGTCTTCATTATTCATTGTTTCATCTCTAAATAGAAATCGTCTGTTAGTATACAATTTATTTTTTAAAATATTGGTAATTTCTTGTGTGTGGGTATGAATAATGCCTTTATCGTTTTTATGAAATTCAACAATTTGCTTTATTTGTTCAGCTATGTTAGGAAGTACTATTTTGAGATTTTTATAATTTAAATTATTTCTTGAAGTTACATGTATGGGTGATTTTGCTGGATCAAAATCACTTTCTGCTTCAATATATTCATACTCCTTGATGCCTAAAGTTTTGGCAAAATTTTTATGATCTATGATTGTTGCAGACATGAGCAATATGTTGTCACCGCAATCAAATATATGCTTTGATAGTCTGTCAATCTTGAGAGGGGTAAATGTTACCTTTCTTACATCGCGGTCAACAACAAATTCACAGTCACGCCAGAGTGTATCAATAGAGGAGAGAGAATTAATCAAATTTTTTAAATAAATGAGTTTAATTCTATCTGGCTGAGAGAGTACATTATGTTTTTTTCCAGCTTTAATTGTCAGATTGTTAATTTTTTCATTGCAGCTAAGCATCAAGTCTCCAATCCATGCTCTTATTTTTTCATATGACTCGTTGGTAAGAATTCGGTAATCAATACCATAATTTTTGAGACGCTCATAATTTATTTCTGCAGAGAAGCGTTTTACAAGTTCATCTTCTAATTCTGAAGCTTCATCACAAATTATAAAATTCTTGCGTTTAAGATGTTTGGGCAAAGCCAAAAACATCTTATAATTTAGAACAGAAAATTTAGATAAAAGAGCTGTGTTTCTTGCATTATAATATGGGCATCTATTTTTTTCCCAGCAGTCATCTTTAAGCTTGTTAACAAATAAACAAGGTGCAGTCTCTACATCAAAATTTTGATCTATATCACAAATATAGTTTGTTTTTCCTTTGAGAATATTAGTTTCAGGAAAAAGCTTAACATACTGATCTTGAAGAGATTTTGTGATAGTAAGTGCAAAGCAGCCAAAGGGCGGTGTAGAGAGGCATTCCACTTCATTAGCATAATTGCCAAGATGGTCTTGTTTGTATGCCTGGTATGAAGTAACAAGATTTGCAAATTTTTGATCACAATCATTGCTTGCTCCTGCAAGTGTTTTAGCTAGAAAACTCTTACCAGATCCAGTTGGTGCACAAACAATTACAAATTTTTTGCCTTTATTAAAGGCTCTTTCAACGCTTTTTATAAGCTTAATTTGATTATTAGAGGGATTGTATTCTTTGGGAAAATGATTTAAATAACGGCTAAACACAATTTATAATAGCATCAATTTTTGCAATTTAAATATATATTTTTAAAATAAGTTTCTTATTAAAAAGTTTTGACTGCTTCTTATTTTTAAGCTTGAGTAAATAATCTTTTATAGCAGGATTATTTTTTACAAAAGTTTCAATGGTGTAATCAAACGTAATACTATTATCATTTTCTAAATAAACAAATGGGTAAGGAATTTCATATAAAAATCTTTTATTTTTTTGTGCACTATATAGTAAAAATGAACAGAAAAAGTCTTTAATACTAAACAGAATAATTTTACCTGACTTGATTGTTTTATTATCAATTACAAAATCAATTTTCTTTTGTAAATGCTTGTTGATTGTATTAATAATATGTTCAGGTGAGATCATCGGTTCATGAAATTTATTTTTTGTGATGTGGTAAGTTTGGATAATTTTTGAGCAAAATAATTCCAGAATTCTTTATTAGCAGGTATGGTAGTAATTAAATTACAGGCAGCCATGTTTACACATCTATAATTTTGCATGAAGATATCCCAAACTATAAGCAAATTTTTTTGATTTGGATTAAATTTAGGAGGTCTATTTGTGGGTCTGTAATTTAATACTAGTCTGCCTTCAGTACTATTAAGCAATGTAAAACTATTAGTGCAAAGCATTCTTCTGGTTTCAGGGAAGCCTGGTTTTATGCGGCGTCTAAAGAATTTTATTTCTGTAACATTGTTTTGAACAATGGTTTTTAAGGTTGGTAGTGAAACCTTCATTCACCTTATTTCTTTTTCTTCACAGTTTGTGCAGCTACAGAGGTATTATCTTCTAATACAGAGCAAATTCCAAAAATGCGCTGCTCATTAAGAAAGATACCCTTCCTGAGAGTACCGTAACCATCAACAGCTATATTTGCTACAGGTATGCCAAGATTATTAGGAAAGCATACATGATCACCTGTTTTGGTATGTTTAGCATTGGGGCCAGCTAAAATTACTTCTCCTATACGCCATGCTTTAGTGTCTACATTGACGGGTACAACAATACCATTGCGTACAATACTCGCACCATCTTCAGTTTCATCTACAAATTTTACAAGCAAAACATCATCAAGCAATGTTTTTAAGCTGAAACCGTAAAAAACAGAATTAAATGAATTTTTGGGCAATTCAGACAAATCAATTAAACTTTTTTGTGTGGGTAGTATATCAATATTGGCAGGCATATATTAATTTAATTTGTAGTTAAGAGATTTCAATACTTCAGTATAATTTTTTATTTCACGCAAAGATAATTCCATGGCTTTTGAATATTGCATTTGTTCGTTGTTTTCTTCTTTTTGTTCTTTTGTCTTTTTAAAATAAGTTATTTTTTTAGTTGGTACTTTATCAAAAATATTAATAAACAAATAATACAGAGAATGCTTATTAAGAGTAAGATATTTGTTTAATAGATTGCTCTTTAATGCAAGTGCATTAGAATACATGCTAACCCACCTGTTTATCATATAAGGCATAAATAAAGATTCAGAATCTATGTTTGATAGTGTATTTTTCTTTTTATGAAAAAGAATATCTGCTAAGAAATCAAATATTGTCATTAACAAATAACTTTTGATGTAGCAATAAAAATATCGTCGTTGAGTGAATAGAACAGCTCAACAATATCATTCATAAATGCAGTACTAGCGCTGTCAGTTAGATTGGTACTAAAGGCAAAGGCGGGGGCTCTTTTACCAGCAACAACATTAATACCGGTATGGCCAAGAGCAACATTATTTTTAGAGTACGTAATGCTTACACTGCACTTGCCTTTTTGCTGTGTAACCCCGCCTTGTTGATGTTCCTTATGAACAATAAGATCATCACCATCCACTTCAATAGGAGCCTTAAGGTATTTGGAACTTAAAATATTAGCAAGCTGTGTGTTAAAGAGTCTCTGCCATGCAACTGCACCAAAGGGATCAAGATTTGGAATTTCCCAAAGAAAGTTAATAGCATCATCACTATAAATAAAATCATTGTTAAGAACGTCTTCAGAATCAATCATGCCCTCTGTTTCAACTTTCATAGGAGCTCTGAAAGCAATTATATTACCAATGGGAAGTGTCTTATCACGAAAAAACTTATAAGCAAAACGTGCATGAAGTAGCTTACCGTCATAAACTTTGATATCATTTAAAATCATAAATCAATTTTATATTATATTAAAATAAGATCAAGCAATTAAAGTTGCAGTATGTTAGAGATTTTATTCCAAATACCGACATCAACGATGGCGCGGTTTTTAGATCCCATACCTTCATAAATGCCTTGATTATTAAGATGATTCCTTATTCTTATTTGAGGATATGTAAGTGCTTTCTGAATTTCTTCTTCAGAGGGTACAGCAGTTAAATTATGCAAACAATATCTATCTAAGTATGTCTTATTCACATTTTGTGATGTCATGATATCTCCTATGACAACATCATCCTCTTTGAAATAATTGACAGTATTAAAGTTTTTAGCTAAAAGCTGTAGCATGTCTTGCGAGAAAATAATACAAGCTCCTGAAACAAAATGCCATGCTGGGTCAAAAAACCCCATATAAATATTATCTTTAAGTGTTGCAAGCTTTTCTCTGATAATATCCATATTAATAAAAGTTGAGCTATTTACTCTTATTATAAAATCATAGTTATTAAAAATACCGCTTTGAATAAGATTAATGAATTTTAAATATATCACTGGTATTCCACCTTCATTATGTATATCAGAATAATAATTTAAACTGCGTTTGCTTAAATCATTTTTTGAATTATCTGTACCATTATAAACAAAATAATAATCTTCATTGTTTTTTTCTAAATAAGCGCGCTTTATTTTATCAAAATGATTATATAGCGGATCATCATACGTCATAACAGCTGTGCATATTTTCATACAGCTTCTTCTTTATATTTTAAAACGACAATATTATTATCATCCAAAACAGGAGTATTTTGAGATAAATCTAATATGTACAACTTTAATTGATCTTTTAAAGACATCAAATTATTAACTGTTGAAACGTGTATATCTTCATAGTACATCATGCCTTTATCTGAAAGTAGTTGGTCGTAATTTTTAAAGAAAAATTCCTGATGATGCCATGCATGGCTTCCGTCGTCTATAATTATATCAAACATTCCATGTTCTTTTTTTATAAAATCTATAGTTTCTTGATAAAGCATCTTTTTTATAAAATTTTATTTTGTCATTAAACTTTGGCTGCAATTCTGCATCATATGGATCAATGCCCACAACCAAATCAGCAAAATTTAATTCAGACCATATTATTAAACTAATACCAGTAAATACTCCTATCTCTAAAATTTTAAGATTTCTACCAATACGGTTAGCCTGTGCATAAAAAGTAAATCATAAATAGGACCATATCTATGAGCTTGCCGGCCTTTTGAATTTAAATCTCCCGGAATAAAATGTTTATCGCATATAGAATCAGACAATATTTTACATATGTTGCTCATACTTTTACAATTCTAAAATATTTACAAAATTATTATCAAAGGCTCTTGAAATATTTTTTATATTCCATAGGTTGTTAATATGAATGCCGTGGCTTTTAACTTCTTGTGCTCCAAAATATCCAAATTTTTTTGGTGTTATAATATTTTTAGCGTTACCTAAAAAACACCCCCACCAGGAAAAGGTACTATTTGAACAAATAATATTATTAAAAGTTAAATGAGTAGCTAAATCTAATTTAGAATTACCTGCCAGTATTTTTATATCATGTTCTTTTATTATTCTATCTAAATATTTTTTTTCATATGCATTATCGCTAATTGTGTTAGAGCCTTTGTAACTGCTTATCAAGAAATATTTTTTCCCAGGTAAATTATCAATCAATTTATTATAATAATCAAAATGAATTATTTCTGAATTTATCCCTTCATGAATAAAGTCGCCAAGCCTTACTAAAATTAATGTATCTTCTTTATTTTCATTAATATCGGGCAGTTTAAAAAAAGTTTTTATACGCTGTTCGTAATTATTAAAAAACTCTGCATCTTGAAAATAACCGGAAACCAAATAGTTATTTTCAAGCGAAAGTTTTAAAGAAGTGCTGCCATTAATATTTTTATGATTAAAATATCCTAAATCATCTAATAAAATTGTGTTGTCTGATTTTGTTTCTTTAAAATTTAAGTGATTTGTTGTTTCTATGATGTCATTAAACTTAAAATCTGTCTGTAAATTTAATCCATTTTCTTCTGCAAGAATTCTTGCATAGCAGTATTGAAACATGCAGTTTCCAAAATTACCTATATAATTTATTTTTATCATTTTTATTCTGTTATTTATTCTGTTATTTTTTTATACCAATATTCTAAGTCTAATTGTTCTAGATTAAATTTACTGAAAGGAAAAAAGTCTGTTATTTTACTTTTTAAAAAGTTTTCATTTATTTGTGAATAACTATCAACCTGTAAAATTGGCAGATCATTAAATTCTTTAAATGTATAGGGGTGATTATATATTACAGGAACACATTCTAGATAAAGACATTCCCATATTCTATGGCAATCTACTCCATTTCCAGGTGGCGCTATACAGAAGTAAGACTGTTTTAATTTTTTAATATACTCTGTAAAAGAAGCTGGCTGAGCCATTAATATACCATTAGCTTCTGTTTCAGCATTTACTTTTAGTCTTACTGGTGTGTTTGTAGAACAGTCAAAGCTTTTAAAAACTAAATTATTTTTTTGTAGATTTAACTCCATTATTTGCTTTAATGCATTTAAATCACCGTGTGGCCATTGACTGTTGGCAATGCCAATAGGTACAGAAAAAAGTTTGGGATGAGATGTATATTTGTTTTGACAAAACCATTTTTTAATTTTAGAAGAATTAAGATATGGGTAAAAATTTGATGTTATGCCTACATCACTATTGTGTGTTATAAGAGTGAACGGTCCTTCAATTTGAGGATAAACATAATTAAAAAAATAATCTAAAATATGTGGGTAGGTAAAAATTATTTTAGCATATTTTAACTCATCAGGAATTTTTACGTCCGTTTTACTAGGACTAAAAACATAACATTTAGTCTTGGTGTTTTGTATTTGTGTTTTTACTAGCTCAGAATTAAAATTATTTTCTGTATTCAGCGCTACCGTTACATCAGCAAACTCTTGAAGTTTTTCTCCAGTTACAAAATTCATAATGATCTTTTGAACAGAGTATCGCCGTGTGTGTAAATAGGTATAAAGTTATTAGCGGTGAGGAAATTTATAAGCTGCTGATTACTGGGGGCATTAGTATAAAAATCAGAATCAAATTCTGCAATAATAAATTTTACTGTGTCTATTAATTCTTCAAGCCCAAGCAGTAAATTATATTCGCCTCCTTGAAGATCTAAGCATAGCATATCAACTTGTGTTATATTTAAATTTTTTAAAATCGATTTTAAAGTTTTAGACTGCACTTTTATTTTATTCATAGGAGCATCAGCCACATCTTTATGTTGATAAATTGAAGAAATACCAGCATTATGTGCAGGACAATTTGCAGTATCAAAGCTGTGAAAATTGATTTCACCTTCTATATTTGAAAGTGCATAATTAAAAAATTTTATTCTGCCTTGGCTGTTTTGTATATTGTGTTTGCATACGTCTACACACTCTGGGTTACATTCAAAAGATAAAATAGTGGCATTAGGGTATAATATTTCTAATTGCAATGCATCAAGCAAGTCTCTTGAACCACATTCTACAATTACTTTTATGTTTTGTTTATCTTTAATATGTTCAGTAAAATCTGGCTGAACATAAGTTGCAGTTGGGGTTGTTACATTTCTAATATATTTAAAATTCATAAACTAAATTCTCCTAGCTGTTTAGAGTGTACGTGTAAATTACAAATAGGGATTTGTTGATTATCATATATTATATAAGGCTGCTTATTAAATTTATCAACTACTGGTTTTATAGTATTTGATACTATGAAGCGGTCAACCAACCGGTTAACATTGCTAGGGTGAACAGTGTTTTTAGGTGCATTACCTGAGCCTCCAAGATACTGCCCATACGTACTAGGATCAAAAACAAAATTAAATTTTACAAAGCTTTTATCTTGTGGTGTGCTCGGTAAAATACTAATTAAATCGCTGTTTTTGTGTATGTGACCCAGGAGCTTCATTTCATGCGGCATATCGTTAAATAAAGACTTAAGTCTGGGTATACCTAATGTTGCTAAATCAAAAAGGTTATCACATATTTCTACTAAACTGTGATATGTTTTTATATAAGTAAACCCACAAACTAACTCATCTTCTTTATGCTGCGTGAAGCTAGCATTTGTGGTTGTATCATTTAATATGGAGATAAAATTGTGAACATTTTTATAAATTAAAACATCATTATCAAAATGAATGATGTCATTTATTTTAGTTTTAAGCAAAAAATCATTTATATAAAAAAATCTTTCAAAAGATGTTTTCCACAGAGGGTCGCAGTCATTTTTATAAAAATCAATGCTTTGCAATCTGTTAATTGCTAGATCGTTTACATTAATTACATTGACTTCATTAACGTTGGTTAAGTTAGCATCTGTTAATAGAAAAATTTTATAGTTTGTTTGTGTTTGCTTTATTTGTTGTATGCATTGTGCTAAATGTTTTGGAAAAACACCGTCTTTGTGAAATAGTATAAAGTGTGTCATTATTAAAGAAAAATATAATTTGTATTGCTGTATATATAGTGGCACCCGTACTTCGGATCATACTTTTTCGGTATTAAAACAAATATTTCTGTATCAGTACTAGCAAGATGTTTAATTGTAGAAGCTAAATTGGACGGGCCAGAATATAATGTTATAAATCTTTTACAAGACATTAAAACATCTGAATAATGCATTAAGTCATTAATATCAATTTTTTTAAATTTATTTGCAGTATCAAAATGAGTACCATAAGTAACTTTTGAGTGAGTAACTGATAATGTATCTTCATTTAAATCAAATTTGTTAAGAATGTTTAAAATATTTTGTGGGTTATAATTGCTTGCTATGGAATGAATTGAAAGATCGAGAACGGTTTTTTTCTTTAAATCAGATATAAAATTTGGTTTATAATAAATTTTAGGATATTCTATATTTGTATTAAATCCGTAAACTCTCTGAACAACCTGTATATGATTTAAGCTTCCAGGCTGCTCAAATAAAGCACATTTATCTGACCACGATAAATCAGTAGAATCAACTTTTTCTTTTTCTATAAAGGGATTGAACCCCCAAACAATATCATAAATTTGCTGGTTTCTTACTGCATTATGTTTTGATAAAAAACACTTTTTGCCATGTTGAGAACACAATTCTGGTATTAGTGAATGCGCTAAATTATCTCCTAGTCCGCCCCAAGGTTGATAAATTGTAATTTTTTCTGTCATAGATTTATATACTTATATCTTAGGTTTTCAATTAAAAGATCTACTCCAAGCTCTTCATTTTTACTGTTCCAACCTGTTTTAGGAATTGCATTTATAATATTATCTCCATCGCATAAAAAACCGGACCAGAAGCTAAAAGAACCTTGACTTAGTATTAGGTTATTATGAGCGGATAGAAAAGATATTGTATTTTTTTCTGTATCATTGAAAATTGATGCATTGTATTTTTTTAGCATATATTGAATAGACTCATGCTTAGGATAATCAGTACAGATAGTTATTTTGCCTGGTAAACATAGTCTTATAGCTTCTTCATAATATTCTGTTGGTAGTAAATTTTTTCTCAGGTTAGGACAAAGTAAATCACCCAATCGTATATGAATAGCTATATCAGTGCTGTTAGTAGAATACGGAGTTGCGTTAAACCACTTTTTAATATTATCTCTAAATGGTATATAAAATTTTTTACGCTGAAAATAGCCATCAAGTATTATTTTTCTGGGTGTACTGTCATTAATAACTTCTGCTATTTCAAAATCAGGATGGCAGAAGTCATCAGACAAACTGTGATTTCCTAAATGCTGTACTGGTGCATCATGGTGCGCATATCCAGGCTGATCATAATTTAAATCTATACCTCTTAGCATAAATTCTCTATCAACATCTGTTGGGCCAAATAGTTTAAACTTTAAGTTTTCAGAAATAATTCTTGCTGTAAAATAAGGAAACAATTGGTTTCCAAATCTGCCCATGCATTTTTTAATTGTTACGCTCATAATGCTCAATTAATTTATAAAGATTTTTCATAAAGCCTACAGGTGTAAGATACTCATTACCAAAGTTAAAAAGATTTTGCTGTATATTAATAAGACTATTATTTTTTGAATTGTAAAAAGATTTCACTGCATCAACTATATCTTGATCAGGCATTATTCTTACTATGTAATCATCATAGTTAAAAATTTCTTCAAAAGGTAGAGCGCAATCTGTGTCAACCAATATGGGTATTCTACCCATGCAGATTGTTTGACAAAATCTATAGCTATAATTACCCCAACCTCTTATACATAAAGTAAAAAGATTTTTAGAAATATTATTATAAAATTCATTAACTGATTTTTTTTGAATTTGCTCTGTAATATTATTGTTTATGCATTCTTCTGAAGAAGATGTGCCCCACTTGGGGCCATTTTTAATAATAAAATCTGTTTTAATATTTGAATTTTTTAATTCATTTAAATATTTTTCTCTATTAAATCTATCGCTAGCACCACAAAAGCCAACAGAGCACTCACCTGAATAAGGTATAAATTCTTTATTAGGTACTCTTTCTTCTGCAAGAGAAGTAAGAGAAAATTCATTTTTAAATTTTTTTGATTTGAGTAAATTGTTTTTAAAATTATAACCTATAGAAATGGGAATATATCCTTCTTCTATGTCACCTTGACCTAAAAAAACTACTTTTTTACCAAAGTTTTTTGACTTGAGTATAAATTTTTTTAATGACTCTTTTGAGTGATATATATTGTTATCTATTGAAGTACAAATAAAATAATTGCAATCCTGAGGTGAAGCAAATTTAAAAACCTTTTTAAAACACTCAGTAATATCAGAGCCTTTTAAAAATTCTTCTTCATAATAAACATTCATTTCTTTACTGCAATTACAGTACCATTTCTATCATTAGGATCATCATATACAATATTCCATAGTGTACTCTTTTACTTTTTCAAATAGTGTCATAAGTGGCTCCTGATATAATTAGAAAAATTTGATGATTTAAATGTTTCATAAGCTTTTTTACAGTTTAATTTCATTTTTTGCTCTCTTTCTACTGAAATATCTTCAAGCAAATTTTCAATATTATCATAATTCATTTTTTCAAAATCTTTTTCTTTAATAGAAATAATTGTATTGTCCCAATCCCAATCAGGTAAAATCCAGCTATCTGATACTAAAATTGGAATTGTTTGTGCATGCAAGCTTTCCCAGAATCTGACAGAAGAAGCTGAACTTCCCCTAGGACATAGAGAATAACGACTGCGTTGCAAAATATCTTGATATTCTTTTTCTTCTTTTGCTTTAGCATCTTTACTAATAACAACATTTGAGTCAACATGATAATTGTCTCTATAAACTATGCCAGGACCATTGATACGACTCTTCATTCTCATTCTTATAGGGTGAGAGGTGTATGTTCCTACAAATGAAAATAATATATCTTTTTTAACACTATCAAAATCAAATGAGCTTGTAAATGGTATGGGTATAATCTCTACCTCAGAAATTGTATTTCCTTTCTCATGCAAAGGTGAAAATACTTTTGTAATATTGAGATGTTTAAAATATAGTTTGAGCATCATATAACTATCATGCTGACAAACAGTAAAATTATTTTGTTGTTCTGTTTTATATTTGCTTAATGTTTTGAAGTAGAATTCAGCTGGCTGCCTGTTGGGATAATCAAGCCAATGCCCATTTAATATTTGAGTCCAGGGAACAGCTATATAATTAAGATCATTGCTATTCTTTAGCTGCTTAAAGCATTCATATTCAACAGGAAATTTCTCATAAGGAAAAATGTCTTCAAAAAAAGAAATAACCATTTATATATTATAATTTATATATTGGGCAAATCCATCGGGAGCTAAAAATTTCTCATATATACTTCTTGCTTCTTTTTGCCTGTTTATATAATCAGTTGGTGAAGCGTTTTGCCAAAATTCATTAATTTTATTATTAAGTTCTTCTGGGCTATCAACAAATACACACAACTTTTTCCAATCTATCCTATCTTCACAAGGCAAAACACAATCAGTATTTACAAAAATAGGTATACGTCCACAAGATAAAGTCTCATAAAGTCTGTAAGAAAAATTTCCTGCTCCTCTTGTGCATAAAACTAAATCCGAGTTTATTATGTTGTTTATGTATTCAGTTCTGACTTGTTGATTGTGGGGAGAACCGCCCCAAAAACAATCTCTTATAATAAAGTTTGTTTGTATTTGATTATTATTTTTTAAGATTTCAATACAATTTTTTCTTATAGGGTTAGAAAAAACCCCACAAAAACTTACTACTAGAGTTTCTTTTTTCTCTCTACACTTAAATGGTATTATATCATTAAAATCTTGACTCCATGCTGGCATTGCATATTCATTATTTTTTTGTTTTGATTTTAATAAAGATGTTCTAAAAAGAGTAATACTACTGTCTAGAAATGATGGTTTATCATTATCATCATTATAAAAAGCTAATATTTTTTTATTATATTTTCTGGCTTCAAAAATATAATCGCCAATCTTATAATTAAGTTTTTCTGGAAATAAAAACACATCACATTTTTCCTTAGTTGTATAGGTTACATGCTGCTCAATAGATACTCTCCATTTTTGGCTGTTTTTAAAGTCATTATCTTTTTGAAGAACATGTTCACTAAAAAATGGCAGGAGTAAAAATTGTTCTGAACAAAAATTATTAAAATCTGTATTGTCTTTATCAAACCAAATTTTCATAATTATGCTTTATCATATCAAGTAATTTTTGTTTATTTTCAACTCCAACAACATAATTAGCATGATGTACTAAAATTTCTTTTGGTGGTATTATATTTGTAATACCATCCCAGTTAAATGTACCATCAGTATTGTTAAAAAAATTACCAATAGTATAATATTTCTTATTATCTAAAGTCTTACACCTTGCAAGATGTTTAAATTCATTTAAAGCTACTTGATCATTAACAAGATGTCTAAAGTTCTTTTTTATAGTTTCAAATAAGTTAAGTGTTCGAAAATTACTTTGACATGCAAAAAAACCTGCACATAAACTCCCTCTATCTTCTTGGCATACGATATCTACATTTTGTAGATTGCTCTCAAGATCTTTAAGAAAAGGTTTAAAAAATTGCACATCGCAATCTGCAAAAACAAACCAATTACCTTTATTTTCATTTATTGCATCCAATATTAAATTAATCTTATATTCCATTGAATCTAGCCACCCCTGAGACATGAAAGCTCCATGTATTGTTGTTTGCGGGTGGTATAAAACTCTAATAGCTGCTTGTTCTTTGGAATATATACTTCTCAAAGTATACTTAAAACTATCATACATACTTTTATGACTATCGCTGTAGTGGGTATATATTTTCATTTAAAATTTTCAATATAAGTTTTTAGTTTTGCGAATTCTTCGTCCATTTCATTTTTATATTTTTGAACCCAGTCATTATTATTCCAAATATTAGTTCTTAATGCTTCAAGATTATTACTAATACTATCCATCTTACCTGTAGTTTCGCTATAATGTAAGTGTTTGATTAATATATCATGTCTGTAGATTGTTCTCTGTAATCTATCGAAAATAATTTGAGGCCATGTATCATGGTGTGTGTTCTCCATATAAGGTTCAACAAAGTAACCTGCTACATTTATATAATTTTTATGCACAAAGAAATTAACACAAAGAGGGGGTACTCCAGCATATTTGTTGCCGGAGCCTCTCATACCATCGTTACAGTGTAGCATTATGATTTTATCTTTTGGTCCGCTTTCAAATTCTCTAATAATTTGTTCATCCCAATCTGGCGTCATAAACATCATATCATCACCTATCATAGCGTAAATATCTGAATCTATTTGTTTAGCCATATTATTCCACATGGTAGATAATCCAAGAAATTTGCCTTCATTTTTAAACATAACTGTTTTTATAAAAGGAATGTTATTACATAAGTAGGAATAATATTTTCCTGCAGGATCATCTTCATCAACACCTAAAACAAGATAGACATCTTTACTCTTTATAGTAGTAACTAGGCTTGAGATGAGTGTGAGTAACTTATTTAGCCTATTTCTTGTGGGACACATTAATGCAATTTTCATAATTTATTAATAATTTATATGACATTAATTCATTTCAGACTTTATGATATATAAAAAATATTTTTTTGTAAACATGGAAAATATTATTTTTTAATAAAAAACATCTGCTCTTTTCCATATTGCGTGTTAGTTGAAAGTGTTAATGTTTCTACTTTTGATATTTTAGGCTTGTGTTCTTTTAAAAGATTAAGAAATTCTTTTTCAGATATTGATAAATCAGGTACATCAACACCAAGTGATTTATTATGTGAAATTTCAACAGTTTCGCCTTTATCATTTACAGGTATAAAGAATGTTATAACTAGTTTTTCTTTTGCACTATTTAATGCATTTTTAAGAATATTCATCCATGCATAATTATGCTCTAAAACATGTCTCATATGTATGCCATCACAATCAGAGCTATAAGTTTTAAGGTCAATAAATTTTTTAATGGCAAATTTAGTGTCGCTTCCATCAACTCCTATGGCATCTTTCCTAAATCTTAAAAAACCACCACCTCCACATCCCCAGTCTTCTACTGTCTTACAATCAAGTAAGAACTGAGCAGCTTTTTCATAAGTAACAGTATCACCATAAAGGAATGCAGAAGGATTGTTAGGTAAGTTTGTATAGTAGCCATTCCATTTATTAATATTGCATTCTTGTATTACTTTATTATTTTCTATCACAAAATTTTTTACCCCCATTTTTCATTAAACAATTCAGACAACCCATGTGTATATGCATAGCTATTTTCTAATAATTTATGGCTTTGTTGGTACTTATGCAAGGCATATGCGTTATTTACTCTAGCATGTTTAAGATTTAATTTTTTAAGCGTATTAGCATAATCGTTATCTTGATACCAAAAAGAAAATTTTTCATCAAATGAGCCTATTTGTTTTTGAACATACTTATTCATTGCTATACACCAGCCCATAACTATTTTTTCTACATCAAAGCCTTCAGTAAAACTCTCTTTAGATTTAATTTGTCTTGTGGTGGGGCTAACAGAATCATAAACCGATAAAGCTTTATCGAGGTGATCAAAACATTCAGGTTCATAAACAACATCATTATTAGAAACAGCCAATTTATCCTCTTTGCTATCAATATGATTAAAAGCAATATTTAAAAATTTGTTGTAGTTAAAGTCGATACAGGGGAATAAAAATTCTGCATTTAAATCAATTTGTTTGTTTTTAAGATTACAATTTGTCTCCATAACAATTATTTTGTTTACACATTTTGAAAGGCGAACAGAATCAATACATTCTTTAAGCATATAGTAATATTGAGGATTTTTTGTGTTTGATAATATTATTACAGTCATAATGGGTAATTTGTTACTAGTGGATTGACAACATATATCTTCTCTTCACAGAATATATGATTAAATTTACATGAAGCATAAAAAGAAAAATCTCCACCATATCTATACTCCCAATTACCCATTTTATCAGGAATATTGGGAATTAAGCCGCAGGGAGTACCAATGTTTCCGAGTTTTAGGGAAGGATCTTTCCATACAAAATCGTTGTATCTATAATCTAAAATAATCTTAAAAAATATAATTGATTGCTTATCAGATGCATCTATAGCTTCTCTTATTTTTTTGAAAGATCCTTTTATGTATATATCATCATCGTCGCCATGAAGAATAAAATCCCCTTTCAGATTTTTTTGATATAAATTTCTGCAGCCGTGACCCCAGAAACCAAGATTTTTTTTAATATATAAAATATTTATATTGCAATTTAAATCATTAATAAATTGTACAATTTGTTTGCTTGCTTTGTCAAAATAATCTTCACCATCTATAGCTATATAAAGAAAGTCGTTAATTTCAAGTTCGCTTATTAAACTTTTGAGCATATTAGTTAGAGTTGGTCTACCAGTAGTTGTAAGAAAAACAGAAATTGAATTCATTTTTTATTGTTTTTAAGTTTTTTGAGTGTATCAATAACTTGTTGTTCAGAAAAAAAAGGTGGTTGATTGGGATAGTGACCATGCTTTATTTTATATTTTTCTCTGCCACCATATACATTTTTTTCCCATTGCTCTTTCTTGTTTGCAATACTGCTGTTATCAATTGCACCAGGTGCTTCTGTGAGAAACTTATGTGAATCAAATATGTCCGCAAACCACCAAAAAGGCGGATGGTATCCTGCTTTTATAATTCTATATGTAAGGTCAACATGCTCCCATGCATTATAAAATTGTTCATCATGCAGCCCTACTTTCTCTAGCACATCTCTATCAAAATATGAAAACATGGCAACTGTATGTTCAAATAGAGAGACTTTTATATTATTACCATAATCAATAATTTTCTTGGGATTAGGTTCAGAGTGTTGATTGCATAAATGTCTGTTATGTAAATCCCATAAAACACTGGGGTCCTGTTTTCTATTAAAAGGACTGCCAGGACCGTAATTAAAATGCTTAATTCCTGAGACTTTGGCAGCTTCTATATATTTGTCAAACACGTCTTCTCTTAACAAAATAATATCATCCTCAAGCATAAAAATATGTTTGACATCTTGATTTAAAAGATACTGCAAAGCATCATTTTTGCTTATGCCGACACCTTGATTTGTTTTGTGCTGAATAAGATTAAAATTGTTTTTGTATGTTTTTATACTATTAGAAATGTCCAGTTTACCATCATTTATAATAACTACAGGTCCATTTATTTTGGGGAGACTTTTTAAGCATTTATCTAGGAAATCTATTCTATCACATGTAACTATGCCTATGCCTATTTTTTCCATATGGTTTTTTATATTTTAGTATAAATAATGTTAATGGCAATAAATGCTTCTAATAGTAATTTTGTAAACATAAACAATCTGCCTAAATCTCAGATTGCTTTGGATCCTGATCTTCTGGTTTTGCAAACACAAAACGGTACTCAAGCTATTACTTTTGAAAATTTTAATGTAGTAAAGACTGATGAAAATGGAAATGCTACAGTAACAGGAGATTTGAGCGGCGGTTATGCTGATCTTAAATCTGCATATGTAGGCGAAATAAGTGTTGATCAAGTTTATTCTAATAATTTGCTTGGTACAACTAATAGCATGGCATATCAAAACAGAATACAGACGACAAATGGTATAATTACTTCTTCTGATTATACAATTGGTTCACCTGAATATGTTAGCCTCTATAATCTGTATCAAACTCTCTCAGCAAATTCTTCATCTTATTACAAAAAAGTTTTTGAATCAGTAACAACAGCAACTGTAAACAATGGTGCCCAGTATTCACAAATAATGTCTGTATCTCCAACTCCGCTTAATTATCAAGGCATTAAAGTAGGCAGTCTGATTGGAGCTGATATCAATGGAGCTTCCTTCTTCTGTCTTACACCAGTACCAAATGGTGTTTACCTTACACAGTCTCCTGCAGCTTTAAGTGGTCTTTCTTATAATTCTCTGACTGATACTCTGACGTTTGTAATTACCCTTGGGGTTGCAAATACAACAGGTCAGCCAAATTATGTAAAATGCAGATTGGTTTATTTTTACGAATAAACTATTTGGTATGAAATAGTAAAGCTTTGTTGAGTTTCACTAAAGCTTTTTTTGGTTCTAAGCCTTCATCAATAAGTCTTTTGTATTCTTTCTTAAAAGCTACAACAAATTCTTCAGATAGATTAAAATTTTTTGGATAAAACTCTCTTCTTATCCATTTTATAGATTTAAAATTTTCGTTTATCTTTTCAAAGGCTTGGTTAAATTTTGTCACCTAAATATTTATTTAAGTAAGAACTTTTTCCTAAGTTTTATTTCTTCTTCTTCTTTTTCTCTTTCTTTCTTCTGAGCAGTCAGAATGGCTTCCATCATATCCAAGTTTTCCTTGGATAGTATACTCTGTTCTTCACCAATGAGATCTCCTTGCTCATTTAGGTAAAGTTTTATCATTTCTATACGTTCTTCTGGTAAACCAAATATTTCTATTATGGCAGGTGAATCATCCTTTGGAAAAAAGGGTGAATTGCCTGTATGATAAGAGCGTTGAATAGCTTTAAAAATATTATCTATTTCCTTATTATAATTTTGGTCAATTTCTCTACCCTCTCTTGCTTCAATTTTTACAGGGGCAACTTTAGTAATTGGAAGCAAGAAAACAATGTCCAAATGTCTCATACTTTCACTAACAAGAGGAATACATTTATCAATAAACTCCTTGTCGATATCTGTTGCCTGCTTATCAAAACTCCACATGGAATAAACAAGATTATCCAGAGGGCATCTATCAAAAATTACATGATCTTCTTTGGTAGTATTCTGTAAATCATTAATAAGACAGTTTAACACTTTCCATTGACTGTCTTTTGTTACTTGCTTGTTTAGTGGTAATTTTTCTTTTTTTACAATTTCACGGTAAGATTCTTTTGATCTTGTATAGTTTGGCCATTTTTTAAGAAAATCATTAATGAGGGTTGTTTTGCCTTGACACGCAGTACCAGAAATTGCTATTCTCATTTTACAATATATTTAATTTACTATTATATAATATCAATTTTAAATGATGTATTAAAAATATCGTGAAAAACAGGCATGTGGAAATCCTGGCATGTGATCAGACTTTCAATGCCTTGTCATAAATGACTAGCTGCAGTCTGGGGCTAAACTGATAGCCATGTTGCTTGCAAAGCTCGGCGACCAGTGGTGCCATCTCAACATGTTCAGATCGGCTACCACAACAAGGCATGAGCCATACCTTGCTTCTCTTAATATCAAACCGGTTTATATATTTTTCCTCTATTTCAATGAGATCTTCTGGCTTAGTAATAACAAATTTAAATCCCGACCCATTGCGAGCATGCCAAGACAATACATCAGGTATGTATCTCTTGTTCTCCGGGTCGCCATTGCTGGCTAGCTTGGGTGAAGTTGTGAAGGTAGCGTAATAATCTAGCTGCCAGGAAGGATCAGGCATGATTGTTGCATTAGTCTCAAAATCTATACGGGGTATGAAGCGGTATTTTTCAGAGAATGCAGCAATAAATTCTAGCAAGTTTTTTTGCTGTATGAGGGGCTCGCCTCCTGTTAATTTGAGCATACTATTTTTACGTAAATGAGAAACAAATCCTGATTCATCCATGAGCTGAAAAATTTGATCAAATGTAAGTCTGTTCTTTACAGACCAGCTAATAAAACTATCGCATCCATGGGGTGAATCCTTGCTAGCAAATCCTTTGCAAGTCAAATTACACATGGATAAGCGCATAAAAACTGAGGGCTTACCCACATGCTCACCTTCACCCTCAATAGTATGAAACAGCTTGTCATCTGATAAAAATATAAACTTATCCATAACACTATTATATATAAATTATGCAGAAATCAAATAAATATTATTAGATGTCAAAGAAAGATAGGCAGCTTAAAAAGACTGCTAAAATAGATGAAACAAAGTTTTTGAAGTCTGATATATTTCTCAATTTTAAAATAGATCAGAAGTTTCATTTAAATGAGCATCACAAAGCGTTTGTAGAAAAAGCCATACAAGATGATTCTCTCATATTATTCTGTGATGGTCCAGCAGGCACATCAAAAACATATTTAGCAACATATGTAGCTCTAACTATGCTAAAAGACAAGAAAGCTGATGAAGTAGTTTACATAAGAAGCATAGTAGAATCAGCTCATAAAAAACTTGGCAGTTTGCCAGGTGAAGTAGATGAAAAATTTAAACCATGGAGTATACCCTTAATTGAGAAGTGTGATGAATTGGTAGGTAAGCAAATTACAAACATGCTTTTTGATAGCAATTATTTAAAATGCATACCTGTAAATTTTCTAAGGGGCAGTACTTTTGCTAATAGTGTGGTTATAGTTGACGAAGCACAAAATTTAGAACATAGCGAATTAGTAACAATTTTAACAAGATTTGGAAAAAACTGTAAATTGTTTATTATTGGTGACACAAGACAATCTGATATTTTTGATAGGTCAGGCTTTGAAAAAATAATGAATGCTTTTGATACTGAGGAGAGTCATAAGCATGGCATAAGAGCATTTAAGTTTACTGAAGAAGATATCACCAGAAGTAAATTGTTAAAATTCATAGTGAAAGTAATATCAGGTATTAAAATTACTGCAGTAAAGAAGTAAAAAGAATTATACTTTTTTCATATTTTCAAGCATGCCTACTTGACTGTTCTTCTTGACAATTTATTGGTATATATACAAAAATTTTTTTAAATCTTCTTCTGGTGTCTTTAAATTCACTTGCCCCAGCTGGTGCCGGCAAATAGATTGCTGAACCCTGATGTGACTTTATTACCCACAGGAGCTGCTTTAATTTCTTTTCTTAAGGGTACATTGTCAATGTTACCTCCTGGGGAGACACTATTTTGTACTTCTGGTGCAGGTGCTGCTACTGCAGTAGCTACAGGTAGGTTTTGTGCTATTTCAAAATTCTTTATAACTTCTAGATCAATAGCGTTAGTCACACCCCCTGTATA